GTAAAAAATAAGTTGTAAATTATAGTTTTACTATAAAAATAAAATGGAGGAAAAGGTTAATAATATTTTAGGATTTAATCCTAGCCATCATGGTTCTGTATGTTTACTTCAAAAAGGGGATATTAAAGCCTTTATTGAAGAAGAAAGAATTACAAGGCAAAAATACAAAGGATATCCTTTTAAATCTTTTATAAATTTACTTCAAAATTATGAAATTAACCACTTAGCATGGGCTAGTCCTGGGTTATTATATCCTATAAACCATTTAGAATACGATCATTTTTTAGAAAATTCTATTCCAATTTGGCTTCTTTTAGCTTCTTCTTACCAATCCTCCCAAAACATAGATTGCAGTGATTTATCCATAGAATTCCATCATACTGTCCATGCTGCTCACGCTTTTTACAATTCAGGATTTGATGAAGCTTTAGCAATAGTAGTAGATGGAAGTGGTTCAGGAATTAAAAAAGACTACCAAAATAAAGAACACAAATCTTCTTATAAGTGTTCCTATCCAGATAACTTTATTCCTGTAGAAAAACTTTCCTTTGGTAGAAATTCTCCTAATAAAGAATATGTGAGTGATTGTAGAAGCTATGAAGGTATAACACATTATTTAGGGTGGAATAGAAATGAAGCTGGAAAAACTATGGGATTATCTTCTTATGGAAAATATGATAAAAATATTCCTTCTTTTTTAGGAAAACAAAAACATAAAGTTTGGAAAAATATATGGGATGATCCTGAATCTTTAGGTGATTTAGAATTAAATATATCTAATTTTCCTTATTTAAAATTAAAAACTAACCCTAAAGAATGGCATAAAGATCCCTCTAAAATAACCGATCTAGAAAAAAATATAGCTTGGAGAATACAATATGATACTCAAAAACATATTGGAGATTTTATAGAAAGATCTATAAAAAAAACAGGCCTTAAAAAAGTATGTTGTTCTGGAGGCTATTTTTTAAACTGTGTAGCAAATTATCATTTTAAAAAACGCTTCCCAGACATAGAGTTTTATTTTGAACCTGTATCAAATGATGCTGGAACCGCTATAGGTGCTTCTAAATTAGTATGGCATCATGTTACACAGGATACAACGATAAGACCACAAAAATCTGTATATTATGGTCCGGAATACACAAAAGAACAACTTTTAAAGGATATTCAAAAGTATATTTAATGAAAAGTAAAATAGTTTTATTAAAAGATTTAGTTAACCCTAATTTACAAAATTATATATATGATATATGTCAAAAAGATTTAGCATATACCTATAACCCAACTACAAGTCCACCTCTTTCTTTTCAAAAAACAAACCATCACATTCAAAATAATGTATATGATGATTTTATTCTTTCTTGCAATATTAAAAATATTTTTGATAATTCTAATCTTACAAATTATGGTAAAGTTAATTTTAATTTAGCACATTCCCTATTTACTCCTTTATACTTAGCTTTATCTCATCTTTTTATAAAAATAAAATATGAGGATATTGTTAGATGTCATGTAAATCACCAAATCCCAGTCTATAATAACTCTAATCAAAATAAGCATAATACTCCTCATTTAGATTTTCCTAATTTAAAAGATCCTTGTTTTACTTTAATTTATTATGTAAATGATAGTGATGGAGATACTGTATTTTTTGATGAGGATCTCAATATAAAGAAAAAAATAACCCCTAAAATGGGAAATATGGTTTTATTTAATGGGAATAGCCCCCATGCTGCTTCACACCCTATTAAAAGCCATAGATATATAATTAGCTATACTTTTTTATACAAAAATTTTAAGTAAAATGGGTTATAAAATATTAGGAATAAATTTAAGCCACAACGGCTCAGTCTGTGTTTTAGATGATGGAGAAATTGTTTTCTTTTTAGAAGAAGATAGATTAAGTAAAGTTAAACATGATCCCCATCCTATTAATCTTCTTAAAACAATATCTACAAAATTTAATATTGACCAAATATCTATTTCTGGTATTGATGGTTTTATATCTAATCTTTTTTATTTTAAAAGTATTAAATTTTTATTTCAAGAATACTTTCCACAAATTCCTGTTTATAATTACTTTCGATATCATCATCATTGTCATTCATCTATATCTTTTTTCAATTCTGGGTTTGATAAAGCTTTAAGTGTAATTATAGATGGAAGTGGTAACTGTGATATACGCCATAAATCAATAACTTCAGCCTCTAAAGAAAATGAAACTTTACAAATAGCTAAATATCCCTTTAAACCTCAAAATGTGTACAAAGGTTATTCTACTTTTAACCCTTTTAAAATTGGAAAAAAACGACATGGGTATTCTTTAGTAGGTATTTCTAATACTTATGAAGCTATAACAAGGTATTTAGGTTTTCAATGGAATGAGGCTGGGAAAACTATGGGTTTATCTTCTTATGGAAAGCCTGATAAAAATATTCCTTCTTTATATAAAAAATATAGAGGTAATCCTTCTTTAATAAAATTGGTTAGAGGTTTAAAAGGAGAAGTAAATCCTAAATCCTTCCCTTATTTAAAATTAAAAACCAACCCTAAAGAATGGCATAAAGATCCCTCTAAAATAACCGATCTAGAAAAAAACATAGCTTATAAAACTCAACAAGAATCTCAACAAGTTGTAGGAGATTTAATTGAAAAAGGTTTAAAAGAAACAGGATTAAAACAAGTATGCTGTTCTGGGGGATACTTTTTAAATTGTGTAACAAATTATTACCTAACTAAACGTTTCCCAGATATAAAATTTTATTTTGAACCTATAGCAAGTGATGCAGGCACAGCAATTGGTGCTGCAAAATTAGCATGGCATGAAAAAACATATGATAAAAAGTTAAGACCACAAAAAACCCTATATTATGGTCCAGAATACACAAAAGAACAACTTTTAGAAGGAATTCAAAAATATTTGGATTAGTTAAATAGTTATATTATATTTAGACCATTAAAAAGGTCGAGTGACAGTAAAACCACTTAAAAAAATTCACATATGCTCAAAAGAATAGAGGACTACTCTAAAGTCCTACCAATCGTTGAAGTTTATACAGCAGTACAATCAGAAGGTTCTAGACAAGGATATCCTACAATCGTAGTTCGTACCTCAGGATGCACCCACCGATGTTATTTTGGTGAAGGAGGTTGGTGTGACAGCTGGTATACTTCAATACATCCCGAAAAAGGAAAATACACATTTCAAGATATAATTGACATGTACGATAAGCATCCTCACATAAAAGAGATGATGCTTACTGGTGGCTCTCCCACGATGCATCCTGCACTTGTAAACGAACTAACACACCTTGCTAATGAAAGAAATATATTCATTACTATTGAGACTGAGGGAAGCCATTTTCTTGCTACTGACTATCCCATTGGTCTTCTTAGTATTAGTCCTAAGTTTTCCAATAGCGTTCCTGTGGTTGGAGTGGAAACTCCTCAAGGAGCGATTACGGACCAAAAAATGGTCGATCGACACAACAAATTTAGATTAAATAAAGATGCTATTAAAAAAAGTATTGCTTATCACAATGACTACCATATTAAGCCTGTCCTTGACAAAGAGCTTTCAATGGTTGAAGAAGTTGAAGAATTCCTAAATGATCTAGAAATCCCAGATCATAAAGTATGGGCTATGCCTGCTGGTGATGATAGGGAATCTTTAAAAGAAAGTTATGGTCCCGTTATGAACTTTGTAAGGGACAGAGGATGGAGATTTACAGGTCGTGCCCATATTATGGCTTTCGATACTCAAAGAGAAGTTTAACATATGGAAAAATTAAATTATAATATTTTATCTATATTCCCCCAACCCTTACTACAAACAGTTCTACCCTCAAATTTATCTAAAATAATTTCTTTTTTTAATAGTCAAGAAACAAACAAAGATACTATTGATACTATTCATATTAAAAATTATGGGAGTAGATCTAAAAATAGTTATATATTAAATCATCCTAAATGTAAATTTATTAGTAAGTATATTTTATCTTTAGCAAAAGATTTTGGAACCCAAGTCTTAAATCATGACTATTCAGAATATAAATTTTCTCAATCTTGGATTAGTATTAAAAACCCAGGGGAAAGTCATGCTCCCCATTTTCATGCTAATAGTTTAATTTCTGGGGTTTTTTATTATGGTAAAATTTTAGATAATACCCCTTCTATAGGATTTAAACCTAATACACTCCCAATGCATATACAACCTCTTTATAAAGAGAATATTGACCCCTTTTTATCAGACTTTTATCTTAAACCAAAACCCGGTACTTTGTATATGTTTCCTTCCCATTATGTACATTTTGTTCCCGAGAACAAAACTACTCTTCCAAGAAAAAGTGTAGCTTTTAATATAGTTCCTGTAGGAGGATTTGGAGATGAACATAGTTTAACTGAACTTAAATTTTAGTATGATCTCAACTAAACTTCCCGTACTCCACGATATGTGGGTAAAAAATATTATAGAACCTTCCCATATAATTTCTTACTTAGATAAGTTGGATTATACATTAGGATTTATTACATTAAGCGAAATAAGCGTTATATCAAAAGATAAAAAGACAAAATACGAATGGAAAACAACAGAAAAAAACAACACACTGATTTAGAAGTAGTACCTGTAGGATATGCAAATGGTATAGCTGAAGGCTTCCCATTTACAGATAAAGAAAAATCTAAAATGATAGATCGTGCTGCTAAAGCATATGGTAAATTTTTAGATGAATTAAAATGTGATTGGAGAAATGATCCTAACTCTGCTGATACACCTCGTAGAGTAGCTAAAGCATATGTAAATGATTTATGGGCAGGGCGATATACTGCGATGAGTGAAATTACATCATTCCCTAGTGATGGTTATGATGGTGTCGTTATAGAGCGCAATATCCCACTGACTTCTATGTGTTCTCATCACCACCAAACAATTCAAGGTGTAGTACATATTGGATATGTAGTTGGAAATGAAGGTAGAGTAATTGGCTTATCAAAATTAAACCGTATTGTAGAATTATTCGGTAGACGAGGAGCAATCCAAGAACAACTAACCTCAGCAATTCATAATGCAGTAGATAAAATTTGTGAAAATAATAAAGGTGTTATTGTAACAGTTGTAGGAACGCACAATTGTGTATCTTGTAGAGGGGTTAAACATCAAGGTGCTTCTATGGTCACTACTAAAGTATCAGGAGTATTCTTTGATAATGATAATGTAGCACGTAAAGAATTTTTTGATTCAATTAAAATCAACAACGGAAATCACCCAGTATAATGATAAAAATAGAAGGTAAAGTAATCCTTAGTTGGGATGATATAAAAGATGCTATTGAAAAATTAGCTGAAAAAATTGAAAATTTAGAAAAGAAACCTTTTTACATTTACGGGATACCTCGTGGCGGATTAATCCCCGCCACTTGGCTATCACATAAAACAGGGATTAGTTACTATCAAATAAATGCCGCTCAAATATCTAAAATGGCAGATTTATCTCATATTTTGATTGTAGATGATATCTGTGATTCAGGTAAAACTGTAAAAGAAATAAGAGAAAATTATCCTAAAGTTAGAGTAGCTTGTCTATATTATAAAGAAAACGAAATTGCTAAACCTGATATTTATGGTGAACTTATGGGAGATGAATGGCTCGTTTTCCCATGGGAGGTAGATGAAACCGTTGGAAAAAGAGATAATACTTATGGACAATTTTGACCCAAAACAAAAATCAAAAGGATTAGGAGATACAATTGCTAAAATAACACACGCTACTGGTTTAGATAAAGTAGCAGATGCTGTAGCAAAAGCTGCAGGAAAAGAAGATTGTGGATGTAATAGAAGAAGAAGAACATTGAACGAAATATTTCCATATACTAAACAAACTGAACCCGCAGAACCACCTCATATTAATACTATTCCTTTAGATGAGGTAGCAGGTGAATATTTGGTTTTGCAAGAAATTCATTGTACCTTAGAAGGTATAGGTGCTACTATTTTGAACATAGGTACCACTTTAGTTATAGATAAAAACCATCCTTTATATAATGATATTCCTCATTATTATAAAATAAATGCAATTAAAAAAATATAAAATATGTTTAAACGTTATAGAGTAAATCATGCACAAGTTGCTAAATTAATCTCAAAACGAAATATAGTTACAATATTCCAAGGCCGCTCAGAAGCAGGACCACGTGCTTTAGGTAATAGATCAATTTTATATGATCCAACAGATCCAAATGGTAAGGATTTTGTAAATCAAGTTAAAAAACGTGAATGGTTTAGACCTTTTGCAGGTACTGTCTTGAAAGAAAAAGCCCATGAATATTTTGATATGGCAGGACTAGAAGAATCTCCATTTATGATGTATGCTATGGATGTTTGGCCCGATAAACAAAAAATAATCCCTGCAATTACCCACGTAGATGGCACTTGTAGAATCCAGACTGTAACTGAAGAACAAAACCCTCATTATTATAAATTAATTCAAGAATTTGAAAAAATAACGGGAGTACCTATTTTATTTAATACTTCATTTAACTTAGCAGGTGATCCACTTGTAGAAACAATTGAAGATGCTTTAGAAACTATGCTTAAAAGTGAAATGAAATACATGTATGTACCTGAATTAGAAATGTTATTAGAAAAAAAATAGTTATGTCAAAATCAAATGTACCATTCGTTAATGAAGTTGAAGAGTTTAACGCACTAATGAACAAACCAAACAACTATGAACCTACAATCCCCGACCAAAAAGAATGGCAATTTGTCATTGACTTTGTCAAAGAAGAACTTGCAGAATATGAGCAAGCTTGCAAAAATGGAAACATCGTGGAAATTTTGGATGCTCTGTGTGATATTGCTTATGTTTCCCTTGGGAACGGTACTATGCTACACGGCCTTAAGGATAAGATATGGCCGGCGTATCAAGAGGTCCAAGCTTCGAATTTATCGAAAGCTTGCTCAACTGAAGAAGAAGCCATACTTACTGTCTCCAAGCGTAGTAAGGAACAAGGTGAACCATGCCATTGGGAGAAAGTAGGCAATATGTATATCGTGTATCGTACGAGGGATAGAAAGGTCATGAAAAATATTAATTATTTTAGACCTAATCTCCGTCAATTCTTTACCGATGAAGAACTTTCTAAATTTAATTCGTAAGGGAACATTCCCTACTATAATAGCATTCTCTGCCCTGTCAGTTAGCGCTTCGGCCGCTTTCTATTCAGTTAGCGGCTTGAGCAAACTTTTTGCTGGGGCTTCCTTTGAGGTAATTATAATGGCTGGCTCACTTGAGGTAGCAAAATTAGTAATTGCCTCTTTACTATATCAATACTGGGATACATTAAATAAAGCACTTAGAGCATATTTAACTATAGCTGCAGTAGTACTGGTATTAATTACTAGTATGGGTATTTATGGTTTTTTAAGTGCTGCTTACCAGGACACTTATCAACAACTTACTGTAACACAAAATAAAGTATTATTTTTAGAAAATAAAGCAAAATTCTATGAGGATGATGTGGCGAGATATGATGAGGAACTTAACAGAATTTCTAATAATATTAGCACTCTCAGTAATGCGAAGGCTACCTCGATCCAGGTACGAGACACCACGTCATCTACAGGTCTTCGATCAACCGTCTCCACTGCTGAACTTCGATTGGCTCAACAGCGTATTGAAGTTGAAGAAGAAAATCGTAAAGAGGTTAACGAAAGAAGAACAGTAGCAGCCGATAGTTTACAAAAATATAAACTTCAAATCCTAGAATTACAAAACAACTCAGCTGTAGCAGGTGAATTAGGTCCCTTACAATATCTTTCTGGATTAACAGGAACGTCAATGGATAAAATTATTAACTGGTTATTACTTGTTATTATATTTGTATTTGATCCTTTAGCAATATCTTTAGTTGTAGCAGCAAATATGGCGTTTGCCAATGCCTTTCCTAAACGAGAAGAAGAAACATCTATACCGGGTGTGTTTAAAGATGAAGAATTTGAACCTTGGGATGGTTCAGAAATAGAACTAGAAGCAGACCCAAATGATTTACCTGATTTAGAAGAAATTGAAGTTAATAAACCTGAAGTAGTCAAAGGCGATTCAAATTTTTTATCTAAATTAGATGAAATCGAAGCTCGAATGCTTAAAGAAGATACTATAGAAGAACAACATTTAAAAATCCAAGAGCAAGACGAAAAAATAAAACAACTAGAAAATGAAATAGATTTAGCACATGAGGAAATAAATGAATTAGATCGTGCTGCTATTAGAATGGTTGATGGTATAAAACATATAGATGACTATTTAAAACACCACGGAAGATATTACGATGCAAGTGGTGTAAAATGGGATGATGTAAAATTAGGTTTTGCAGAAGAAAGTGATTATATTGAGAAACGAAAATTAAGATCAAAACCTATAGGAAAAACAGATCCATACTTAGATAAAAATGAAGATCCTGATTATCCTAAAAATGATAAAGACAATATAATAACTTATTAAAAATAAATGTTTAATTTTCCTGATCAATATTCAACTCCTACTTCTATTGCAAATTTTAAAAATTTTTTAGATTTAAGAGAAATAAATAATTTATTTGAATCTATTAAAACTTTACCTTATACACAAGGAACAGTTGTAAATTCTTCTAAATTTAAAAAGGATATAAGAAATAGTAATATTAAATGGGTCCCTCATTCTGATGAATTTAAATGGTTATATCATAAATGTATTGATATAATTACCCAATATAATTCATATAATTGGAAATTTGATCTAAAAAGTGCCCCTGAATCTTTTCAATATACTGAATATAATAGTAATCAAAAAGGACATTATGATTGGCATATAGATATAGGCTCAGCCTTAACTTCTCATCGAAAAGTATCTGTTACAATCCAACTCTCAGACCCCTCAGAATATGAAGGAGGCTATTTACAACTTTTTAATACAGGTGATGATAACCCTAACGAATATGATTATAGTTTGGATACCCCTTATTATATTAAAAGTGTTAAAAAAGAAATAGGTACTATTACAATTTTTCCTTCTTTTATGCCCCATAGAGTTAGTCGTGTAACTAAAGGAGTTAGAAAATCTTTAGTATTATGGGTTGGAGGTTGTTCATTTAAATAATATATTAATAAGGTTATGTATAAAAAGATTTACGAACAAGGTAGAGGAGAAAATAAACATCTAATACATTTGTGGACAGATGAAGGTTACGAAAAAATAGAGTGGAACAATTATGCCTATAAAGAATGTCGCCCTGAAGAGGCTGAATTTACAGGTCTAAAAGGCGAACCACTCCGTAAAACCCATGACTGGGATAGAAAAACCCCTAACTTACATTTTGGTGACATTTCAGCTCACCAAAAGTTCTTAATAGAAAAATACGGTACAAACGATGAAACCTCTAAAACTTGTAGAGAGGTTTTCTTTGATATTGAGTGTGAAATGGGGGGAGCACTTACAGAAGAATATATTTCAAATGCTCCTAAACCCATAACTTCAATTGCTTGGTATGATAAACAAGTTGACCAATGGGCAATTGTTATTTTAGATAAAAAGGGACAATTAAAGCGCACTAAAGTAAGAAACAAAGAAATTATACCTTTTAGACACGAGGCAGATTTGTTAGATTGTTTTATCTCTAGAATGGAAGAGATACAACCTGATATGCTTGTAGGATATAATAGTGACTATTTCGATATTCCCTACTTATATTATAGAACTTGTATTGTATTAGGTGACAAAGAAGCTAAAAGATTGTCACCAATTGGTATTGTTAAGCACGCTAAAAATAATCAATATTGGTATACAAAAGATATGTTTGTTGATATTGCTGGTTTAGAATCAATGGATTATATGCGCTTACATAAAAAGTACAGTTGGGAAGATGAACCAAGTTGGAAACTCGATGCTATCGGCGAAAAATACGTAGGTATCAACAAAATTGAATACGAGGGTACATTAGATGATTTATTTGAAACTGATATTCAAAAGTTTATACAATATAACTTTGTTGACGTTGAAATATTAGTTGAACTAGACAAAAAATTACAATATCTAGCCTTAACAAGAAACCTGGCACACAAAGGTAAAATTAGATATGGTGAAGTATATGCTTCCTCTAAAATCCACGATGGTGCTATTTCAGCTTATTTATTATCCCAAGGAATTATCCCACCAGGTCGTCCACACGGAGAAAAGAAATTAAATTATGCTGGTGGTTACCTGTTTTGCCCTAAAGCAGGTTTATACAAGTACATGTTTGATGAAGATTTAACTTCACTATACCCTTCAATTATAATGTCTTTAAATATAGGACGAGAAACAATTGTAGGTAAAATTGTACCTGAATCATTACCTGAAAATTTAGAAGAATTTGGACCCTATGGAGGTAAACCAGATCGCAATAATTATTTAGGTTTAAACGATTTAGAGGCTATGAACCCTGAAGAAGAACTTATAGTTATGGATCCTAATAGAAGGGGCAATCCTAGAGCTACAGTTACAGTTGAAAAACTGGTAGGAATGATAAAACAAAATAAATGGGCTGTAGCAGCAAATGGTACATTTTTTAGAACAGATAAAGAATCTGTATTATCAACTATTCTTAAAAAATGGTTTGAAGAAAGAGTATTATATAAAAATGAAATGAAAAAATGCTATAAAGCAGGTGATAATGAAGGTGGTGCTAAAAATCACTTACTACAGTATACAATGAAAATCTTACTTAACTCATTGTATGGTGCTACAGCATTAAACTCATTTAGATATGGAATGCCTTTATCTATATTATCAGAAGCAATCACATTATCAGGGTGGCGCATTATACAAGAATCAGCATTATCCGCTAATCGCCATATGAACCAGGTATTAAGAAACCAAGTGAAACTAGAAATATGAGTTTACCCAGTGTTATGGATTTTATTGATATTAAAACATTTCTAAATAAAGGAGTTGGTCAGTACTCTGATAGATTTATAGAATTTTTAGAAAAAAACCCATCAAAAATAAATTTAATCAAAAAAATTCCAATAAATAAAATAAAAGAATTTTATCGTTGTAGAGTTCATACCCCTAGATTTACTGATTTTTCTTATATTTTAAATTTTTTAGAAATTCATAATTTTTTTAATAATCCTTTTTGTCAAGGTGTTTCTGAATATATTGAATGGAATCAAAAACCAATGGCTAAAACTATAGAAGACTTTTCTTTATATACAATGTTATTACAAGAAATAAACCCTTTATCAGTTATTGAATTGGGAACGGGTAATGGGAATTTTACTAACTATATGAAAGATGTTTTAGGAGATAAAACTAAAATAATGTCTTTTGATAAAAATGGAAATCATTATTTTTGTGATTCAAAAGATTTAAGTACTTTTGATCCTTATACTTCTGATTTTAATAATTTAAAACCCCCTATTCTTTTTATAGAAGATGTTCATGTAAATACATTTAATAATTTAGAATACTTCTTCCAATACTCTACCCCAAGTTGTTATTTTGTTATAGAAGATTGTAGTCCTAAATCTAAATTAAATGCTGTAAAAAAATGGTTTTTAAATCATAAAGAAGTTTTAGCTATTGATACTAAATATACTGGGATGTTTGGTACTTTTAATACAATTGTTGTAAAACATTTAAAAGCAAAAATATAATGGAATTAGAAAGTAGACCTTGGGGTATGTATGAAGTTTTATTAGATTCACCTGAATGTAAAGTAAAACGAATAACAGTAAACCCAGGCCAAAAATTATCATATCAATATCATACTAAAAGACGTGAACAATGGACAGTAGTTAAAGGTAATTTAACTATAATTTTAGATGATAATGAAATATTTAGAGCACCTGGTGAATCAATTAAAATACCCTTAGGGGCTAAACATAGAGCTTGGAATGAAACAGATGAAATAGTACAATTTATAGAAGTCCAAACCGGAACTTATTTTGGGGAAGACGATATAGTAAGAATAGAAGACGATTATAACAGAGAATAATATGGCATTATCAAAACAATCATTAAGAAAAGGTGTTCACATAATGATGAACGGAAAGTTAGCTACAAAAGAGGAACTTATAAAAATGAGCCAAGAATGGAGCGAAAAACGAGAAGTATTTTTTCGTAAAATGTTACAACAAGGAGGTAGATTTTCCTTTGATGGGATTAAATTTGAAATAAAAATTAGAGCTAACATATCTGAAAGATCGGATGGAGAAATAGATGGGGGCATAGTTACTATTCCCGGAGATAGTAGATTTTAATGGAAAACTTTGTTTGGATTACAGGTGGAGACAAGTCCTATATGGGCATGGTTAAAATCTTAGCTGAGAGTTTACTTAAATTTTCTAAGTATAAACTTATAGTTTATGGTTTTAATTGTGATGTTGACATTGATTTACCTAATGTAATTCAAAAAAGAGTAAATTTTGCACCAAAAAATACACACCATTTTAGTTATGAGCCTGATTTAATTAATAAAGATTATTCTTTATATTATGGGAAATACATAGCAAGTTTATATTCATTTGAAGAAAATTTTGAAAAATTTGCTTGGTTAGATGGTGATGCTTTTGTTACCGAAAATATAGATAATTCATTAAAACTCTTTAATGATTTACCATATTATCCACTATTCATGAGATATTATCACCCAGATGTGGCTCAATGGAAATTACATGGACAAATTAAATTAGAAGGAAAATATGGGATGGAACTATCTACTTTAAAAAATATTCAAAGAAATCCTTTTAATAGAATTTTAGCTACTGGGTTTTATTTTTATGATAGAAAAAGTAAATGGTTTTTTGAAAAATGTATGGAATGGTACTCCGAATTAAGTAATAGGAGTATGCGTATCTTTGTTGATACAAATGCTTTTTCTGAAGAAAGAACAGCTAATTGTATTTTATGGCAACACAACCAAAACCAATACCTCCCAGTTACTTGGAACAATTATTATAGTTCTCCTGAAGAAACTAAAGTAAATAATTACTTTCTTAAAAAAGGTTTTGATATAATGTACAATGAAAATACATTAGAACCTTATTTTATACATGGACCAGATCCTCATATAATTAAAAAATCCCCAGAAATTTTAAAATCTACTTATAACGATTATATCTGCACCAAGTTAATGATTGTAGCTCACCCAGATGATGAAACTATTTTTGGGGGTATAGAATTAGCCCAATATGGGCCTGAATATAAAGTAGTTTGTTTAACTAATAGTTCAAATGAATTACGTAAAAAGGAATTTAATAAAGCTATGAGATCTTTAAAAGTAAGATCTTGGGAAATGTGGGATTGGAAAGATGATTTGTATAACTTTACAGATTTAGATATTAAAAAAATTAAAACCTTAATAAATAGTAGAACTTGGGAAAAAATTGTAACACATAATCCTATAGGTGAGTATGGCCATCCCCAACATAAAGCTGTATTTGATGCTGTAAAATCTATTACTGATAATTTTTATGTTTTTGGTAAATCAACTAAAAATGATATTAAATTGTTAAACAAAAAAGTAAAAGCTTTAAATTTTTATCTCTCTGAAAAAGATATAATTCAACAATTACTAACCAAAAATGGAGATTGGTTTAAAAGTAATGATAATTCTACTAATTATATAGAGCACGAATCAATAGAAAAGTATAATCCTGAAAAGGATATTACTCCTTATATAGCTTGTTATGACAAATAAAGAATGTTTTTTAGTTACAGCTTATTGTAATACAGAAGAAAAAAAACAAGTATTACAAAAAACTTTAAATGATTTAAAAAGATATAATAAAGAAATTATATTATATTCTCACTATCCTATTACTGAAGAAGAAAGTAATTTAACTAATTACGCTGTATATGATTATAGTAACCCTATAGTAGATATTCACCAAGGTTCTATGTTACATTGGGTAATGGTAGAAAACTTTAGGCTTTGTACTTTATATCCTGACTATGGTTATGCTGCTGTCCAACAGTGGAAACGAGGATTACTATATGCTAATATGTTAGGATTTAAAAAAGTTTATGTTTTAAATTATGATTTAGATATAAATGATCAATTAGTATATTTACTAGAAAAAGGTTTAGAACAACATAAAAGTGTTTTATTAGATTATGATCTACCTCAACAAAACCCGGGTATGCATATGTCTTTAGCAGGTATTCAAACCCAATATTTTTTAGAACTTTTAAACCAAATAAATTATTTAGACTATTTAAGCACTCATCATGACAATATCCCAGAAAATTATTTGTTTAATAAATTCAACTCAGATAATACTATGGTAGTTCCTGTTGGGGAATGGGAAAATATTGCTACTACATCTATTAGAATGGGAGAACAAAGTTTTGTAGAAGAATTTTATACTAGAAATGGTTATAAGTGGATATTAGGTCAAGAAAAGATATTTGATAAAGGAGTTGAATCTAACCCTGATAAAGTAGTATTATGTCTTTGGGATGTTGAAGACAATTTAGAAGTTGAAATTTTTATAGATGGAAAAGGTATTCCTTTAAAAGATATTAAAAAAACAGATAGAACAATTCAAATATATCTTCCTATACCTTATAGTCAAATTACTCAATATGTAGGTAAATTTGTAAATAATACATTTGAGCATGTAGAAGGAAGATTAAAAATTATTATAAATGGTGTGGAAATTGAAAAAGAATTACTTAGATTATGCACTATATCCGCAATTGAAAATATAAATGAATAACAAAGGTTATACCAAACGACTTACTTGTGCTTCTTGTAATAGTACCAATCTTCATACAATACATGATTTTGGTATAGTTCCATTAGCAGGATATTTCCCTTCAGAAGAAGAAAAAAGTATTAAATCTGAATATCCCTTAGAATTTCAAATTTGTACAGATTGTTCTTTAGCACAAACAGATAGTATTATTGATGCTGAAATATTATTTAAAGATTATAGATATATTTCTTCAGTGGGGATGCAAAATCATTTTAATCAATATGCTGATTGGTTAGTTGAGAAAGAAGGTATAAATAAAGATACTAAAATACTAGAATTCGGATGTAATGATGGCCCCCTACTTTTAGCGTTACAAGAAAAAGGTATAAAAGCTACAGGTATTGATCCTGCATCCAATATTGTAAAATTAGGTAGAGATAAAGGATTAGATATTATTGATGATTTTTTTAATATAGAAACAGTTGATAAGTATAATTTAATACAAAAGTATGATTATATTTTGTCAAGTAATTCTTTTGCCCACATTACAGATATTCAATCCGTTATTTCTGGAGTTAAATGTGCTTTAAAATCAAAAGGAAAATTTATAGTTGAAGTACAATATTTAGTTGACTTAATAGATAAATTCCAATTTGATTTTATCTATCATGAACATTTATACTATTATACTATAACCAGTCTAAATAATTTATTATTACCGCATGGGTTTTGTGTTGTTGATTTTGAACATATCCCTATCCATTCAGGATCAATTAGAGTTATTATAAGTAGATGTAAAGATTACGAAGTAAGCGATAAAGTTTATAAACAAATTGAATTTGAAAAATCATACCTTAACTTGGATACTTTTAGTACTAAAGTTAAAGAATCTTTAGATAATTTAAATAAATTTTTTAAAAATTCTGCAAATAAAACCATTATAGGATACGGAGCTTCAGGTAGAGCAAATATGATAATCAATACATTAAAACTAACTACAGATAATTTAAAATGTATTATAGATGAATCACCTGAAAGGTACAACCGTTATATAGCAAATCAAGAAATTCCTATTATATCTTTAAATAAATTAGATATTAAACCAGACTATATTTTAATTTTAGCTTGGAATTTTGCGGATATGATAATTGAAAAAACAAAACATTTAAAAATACCTTATGTTATACCCTTCCCAAATCTTAAAATTGTGCAACCATGAAAGGTAAAAAAATTTTTATAACAGGAGGAGCTGGTTATTTAGGGTCTCATTTAGTAGAACGTTACTACAATGATAATGATATTACTGTATACTCAAGAGATGAGGCTAAACATTACTATTTAAAAAAACGTTTTCCTAAAATTAAATGTATAATAGGAGATGTACGAAATGCTGATTTATTAATTAGATCTGCTAAAGGACATAATATTGGTATATTTGCAGCATCCTTAAAACAAATAGAATCTGTAGATCAAAATGTAGAAGAAGCAGTTAGGGTTTTAATTGATGGGGCTATAAATTCTAGAAGAGCAGCTGAGGAAAACAATTTTCAAGCCGCATGTTTTATCTCATCTGATAAATCAAGAGCAGCTACCACATTATACGGCTCAATGAAATTTATAGCCGGAGAATCATTTATAGTCAATTCCGAACAATCTAATGTTAAACTATCTTCAGCAATATATGGTAACGTTTTAAATTCTACAGGTAGTATAATTCCTTTAATATGGGATTCTATTGAAAAAGGATATCCTCTAACTTTATATTCTTCTGAAATGACTCGCTTTATGATTGATATTGAGGAAGCTATGGATTTAATAGAGGTAGGGTTACAATTAGATGGTGTTAATGTTATTCCCAAATTAAACTCATTTTTAGTTAAAGATTTATTTGAAATTTATGCTGATAAATTCGGCTTAAAGTATAAAATTGGTCAACCTCGTATATCTGAAAAAATACATGAGGTAATGGTATCCAAGGAAGAAATACCTAGAACTTACCTAATGGATAATTATTATATAATGCATTATAATGATTTATCATTAATCCCATTAAAAGAGGAATTTACTAGTGATAAAGCAGTTGTGTCTAAACAAGAATTAGATCGTATATTACAGACATATAATTACTTTAAATGAAACATTTAGAGAAAACACCTTGGTTTATTTGCGATGAAAATGATACGAACCTTTGCGCGTATGTGGACACGGATTCAAACTATTTTAATGCTGAGCCTTTACTTCTTCATCTTTATCCTAATTTCGAAGAATTATCAAATGAAGAGAAAGATAGTAAGCTTGAAAAAGTGGCTCTCTATTACCAAGATTTTATTTCTGATCACTACAATAAATTAGCTAAAGAATGTTTTAATGTTGAAGAACACAGGTTGGAAATGAAAACTGAATGTGTTATTCGCGCTGCCTACTTTAGAGCCACTAGACGTTATGCTCAGTGGATTACAAAACAAGAGGGTATAACAAAAGAAACATTAGACGTAAAAGGTTTAGAATATAAAAAATCTAATTTTCCTCAAGTATTTAAAGGATTTTTTGAACAAGTAGTAGAAGATGTTTTAAAAGGTACTAAACAAAAAGAAATAGATAGACGTATACTTGATTTTAAATCCCAAATATTAAAAGATATTCCTATTGAACAATTAGGTAATCCTACGGGAGTTAAAACATTAAACAAGTATATCGAACGTAAGCCTGTAGGAGGTGAAGCATTCACTGTAATCGCTAAAGGAGCCCCTGCTGCCGTGCGAGCTACTATTAAGTATAATGATTTACTTAAATATTGGAAGTTAGATAATAAACATGAAACAATTGTTCAAGGTAGTAAAGTTAAATGGATTTATTTAAAAAAGAATCCCTATAATATTGAAGCATTAGCTTATCTTGATTATGACATGCCTGATAAAATTAGAGAATTTTTAGATAAGTTTGCTGATAAGGAAAAGGTATTTGATACTATATTATTAAATAAATTAGAAGGGTTTTATGATGACTTAGGATGGAAATTAGTTACAAACCCTTATGTTAATCAGTTTTTTATATGAAAAAGTTTATAAAAGTTTATGATAATATAATTTCACCCAAATTAGCAGATAATTTAGAAGATTTATTATTAGGACAATCCATCCCCTGGAATTATATTCAAAACATTACACACTCAAACTCTACCACTAATTATCTCCCAGGATTCTCTTATTATTTTGTAAATAAAAATATAAATTTATATGAAAATTCTTGTTTTAATATTTCTCAAATATTATATAATCTTACATATAAATTAAATATTAATCTTTTAGATATTATTCAAGCTAGAGTTTTTTTACAAATTCCTTCTTTAAAATCTTCACCTAATGAAGTTCATGTTGATTTAGAATTTCCTCATTGGGTATGTTTATATTATGTTTGTGATAGTGATGGTGATACTATTTTATTTGATAATAGTGGAAATGAAATTAAAAGAGTTTCTCCTAAAAAAGGCAGAATTGTTTTTTTTGATGGAAGTATAAAACACTGTAGTTCTAGTCCTTCTAAAACCCATAGAGCAGTTGTTAATTTTGATTTTATAGGAAAAAAATTATGATTTATATTTTTGATGTTGATGGAACATTAACCAAATCACGAAATGTTATAGATCCTAAATTTAAAACATTTTTTGAAGCCTTTATAAAAAGTAATCGTGTTTGGTTAATATCGGGTAGTGATAAAGATAAAACTATTGAACAAGTAGGTTTCAATATTTGGTTAGGTGCAGAACGTTCTTATCAATGCTCAGGTAATCAACTTTATCAAGGAGGTGATCTAATCAAAGAAAATAAGTTTGAACTACCCATAGCTGCTAGAATGTGTTTAGAAAAATTTCTAAAAGATTCTGAATATCCTTACCGTTATGGTAATCATATAGAAGAAAGACCGGGCATGATTAATTTTTCTATAGTAGGTAGAAATTGTACCCAAGAGCAAAGAGATGATTATTATAGATGGGATTTAGAAAATAAAGAAAGAGAAAAATTTGCTTGGGAGATTCGAGAAAGATATATTGGTTTAGATGCTGTAGTAGGAGGAGAAATTAGTATTGATATCTACAATAAAGGTCAAGATAAAGGACAAATTGTGGAGGATGTTGATGATAAATTTACATTTTTTGGAGATAGACTAGAACCAGGAGGTAATGATTATCCTGTGATGAAAGCTATAATAGATAAAAAATTAAAGGGAAATAAATTTCATCACGTAAAAAGTTGGAAAGACACAGAAAAAATATTACATTCACTAATATGAAAATAGAAGTATCAAATGGTGAGATAGTTGATAAAATGACTATCCTAGAATTAAAATTAGATAAAATTAAGAATAAATCTCAATTAGAGAATATCTCTAAAGAATGGGAGATACTTAATGATTGTGTTATGTCATTATTTCAAATTTATGGTAATTCTAAACTATATAGTAAAGTAGATGAATTATCGGACATTAACAGTAAGCTTTGGGATGTAGAAGATTGGATTCGTGATTGTGAAAAAGAACAAAGGTTTGATAAAGAATTTGTGGAATTAGCCAGATCAGTTTATAAATTAAATGATCAAAGATCTGAAGTAAAAAGACAAATTAATATATTAACTAAATCTGATTTAATTGAAGAAAAGTCATATAGTAAGTAATATTGAAAAATACTATCTAAATGGTTTAACTAAAGAGGTAGTATGGAATCTAGTAGGTGGTAAAGCAACAATTGACTTTGCTACCGAAACTAAAGATGCTGTAGGTCAAGTTATATTTAATATGCCATTACCTGATGGTCCCTTAGCCATCTATAGTACAGATGCTTTACTAAGATTAATTGGTATTACAAGTGAAGAAATACAAATTGAACTAAGTAAAGGTCCTACAGGTTTAGTTGATAAACTAAAAATACAAGACAATAAATTTGATTTAAATTACCACTTGAGTGATATTAACTCAATCCCAGAAGTACCTAATGTAGCAGAGACTGACTATGATTTCTCATTTAAAGTAAATGATGAATTTATTACAGGATTTCTTAAAGCACATAACGCATTAGAAAAAATAAAAGACGTTACATTTAATACTGCTACTACTCCACAAGGTGAAAATATAGTAGAAATTATACTAGGTGAACGTTCACAACATTCACATAAAGTTAAATTTACTGAATTAGCAGAATTTGAATCACAAAGTGACATTATCCCCTTTTCAGCTATCGTATTACGTGAAATGTTATCAGCTAATAAAGGTACAGAAGGTACAATTTATGTAAGTAATAAAGGGTTAATGAAATTAGAATTTAACTCTGAAGAAAGCAGTGCAAAATATTTTGTTGTAAGACAACAATAATGTATATTTATAGAAAAATAACTGAGACTCTAGGGCGAGCAGTTATGTTTTATGTTTAACCGGTGAGCTAAGCCACCACAAATTTTAATGATATGAGTACATTATTTTATGAACGTACACCGTTCGACATTTTATTCAAAAATTTCTTCCAAGATGGAAGCAGCTACAACCCAGTTGTAGATACCAAACTTTCCCACCCAGTAGATATTTACACTTCCGATAAAGGGCTAACATTTGAAATTGCCTGTACTGGGATCTCTAAAAGCGATATTGAGTTACTTACTCAAGACAATGTTTTAAGAGTTAATTATACAAAATCCAAAGAAGATAAAGACGTAGACTATATCCACAGAGGTATCGCTAAACGTTCATTCAATTTAGGATGGAAAATCGATAGTAAATTTGATTTATCTAAAGCAAATGCAAACTTTGCTGATGGATTATTGACAATTGAAGTACCATTTTCCAAAGGTTCGGAGTTAAAAAAGTTGCAAATTAAGTAAAAAGCTTTGCCCTAGAGCTAGGTTATTTAATGAACCTTTTGTATATTTACACAAATAAACAGTTATAAAAATATGGCAAATCCAAACTTTAAAGGAAGACCTGTTGGTTCAGGCAAATCCACATTTATTGAAGATCCTATATTAGGAGATTTTAAGATTGCTATTGATGAGTATAGCTTTAATGTAATTGATACTAATAAAGATAAAACTTTAGGTTATCATACTACATTACCACAAGCTATTTTATCAATTGCAAAATATCAGATGCTAGAAGATCGTACTTTTAGTTTGACTGAATATGCCGAGCAATTTGAACAAACACATCTAAAACTTAAAGAAGCAATTTTAAAATGAGCAAGAATCGTGGACAATCAATGGGGCGAAGAGCTCGCCGTTATGATAGATTTAAATTAACTACTAATATGGGTAATAAAATAAACACTAGAAAATTTAGTAAAAAATGAGCAAATTAAAACCAGTTAACGGAAACGTTATCCTTCGACCTATTGAGGAGGAGGAACAAATGGCAGGAAATATTATTATTCCTGACATGGGTAAAGAAAGACCTGAAATGGGTGAAATTATAGCCATTTCAGAAATTTATAACTTTAATAAGGGCGAATACGCACCTACAATATTAAAAGTTGGTATGAAAGTGTTGATTCCAAAAATGGGTGCACAAGCAGTAACTATTGATGGAGAAGAATATTATATAACAGCACAAAGTTCAGTGCTATCAATCATTGAGTAATGACAGAGACAAGTTTCGGAACAGAATTAAAAAACAAGCTTTTAGAGGGAGTTCAAAAGCTAAATAACAGTGTAGCATCGACCTTAGGGCCTGCTGGTAGAACTGTTTTAATTAAAGAACAAAATGGTGAACTTAAAATAACTAAAGATGGAGTTACTGTAGCTAAAGCCTTTAAAGAATTAGAAGATCAAACAGAATCTATTGGTGCTGAATTAGCTAAAAAAGTATCCATTAAGTCTGCTAATGAGGTAGGAGATGGTACTACAACTTCTACTGTATTAGCCACAGCTATTCTAGAAGAAGGAATTAAACAAATTAATGATGGTTCCAACCCAGTTAATATTAAAAAGGGTATTGACGAGGCAGTATCAACAGTAGTATCTAAACTAAAAGAAATGGCTACTGAAATTACTGATGATTCACAAATTAAAGAAGTAGCCACAATCTCAGGTAACAATGATACTGAAATTGGCAATCTAATTGCTACTGCATTAGATAAAGTAGGTCGTGATGGTATTGTGACAATTGAAGAATCTAAAACAGGTGAAACATCACTTGAAGTTGTAGAAGGAATGCAATTTGATCGTGGTTTTAAATCACCTTACTTTGTTACAGATAATAATTCAATGTCTGCAGTATTAGATGATCCTTATATTTTAATTTATGATGGCCGTATTACACAAGCATCAGAATTATTAAATGTATTAAATAAAGCAAGTGGTGAATCTAAATCAATTTTAATTGTAGCTGAGGATATTGATGGTGAAGCATTAGCAACACTTATTGTTAATAAAATGCGAGGTACTATTCAAGCTGTAGCAGTTAAAGCACCTGATTTTGGTGATAGACGAACTATGGCTTTAGAAGATTTAGCTACTGTTACAGGTGGCCAAGTTTTATCTAAAAATAAAGGACATAAACTGGATAAACTTCAACCTATCCAACTTAATGAATTACTAGGTTCAGCTCGTAAAGTATCAGTTACTAAAGAAACTACTACTATTATTGATGGCAAAGGTGGTGAAGAAGCTATTGCAAATAGAGCTACAGAAATAAAAACTCAATTAGATAATGCTACATCTGCATTTGAAAAAGAAAAATTGCAAGAGCGATTAGGCAAATTAATTGGAGGAGTAGCAATCATTAACGTTGGTGGTAACTCAGAAATTGAAATTAGAGAGAAAAAAGATAGAGTAGAAGATGCTTTATTTGCTACTAAAGCTGCACTTGATGAAGGTATTGTAGCAGGTGGTGGAACAGCTTTATTATATGCTGCTGGAGCAATCGATATTCAAGGTAATGATGATATTGCTATTGGTCGTAGAATTGTAAAACAAGCAATCACCGAACCATTCGTTAAAATTTTAACTAATGCTGGCCATGATATAAATGATATCCGTTATGCTTCATTTAAATTAATTGATTCAGGTAATGATTTATGGGCTGGATTAAATTATAAAGATCTATCAGTAATTAATTACAAAGAATTAGGTATTATTGATCCTAAAAAAGTAACAAGAATTGCCTTAGAAAATGCTTCTTCAATTGCTGGAACTATATTAACAACAGAATCTGTTGTATATGAAAAACGAAAAGAAAAAGAAGAAACTTCTGACCCAATGGCGGGGATGATGTAATTATTGTTTGTATATTTACCTTAATGCTTAAAGAACATACTTTATTTACAGAACGTTTTCGACCAACTGATCCTAAGGATTATATTGGAAATGAAGTGTTCAAAGCAAGTTTAGACCAATGGATTAAACAGCAGGATATTCCACATATCCTGTTGTATGGTCCTGCTGGTACAGGTAAAACTACTGCTGCTAAATTAATTGTAGCTAATTTAGATTGTGACCATATCTATATCAATTGTTCAGATGAAAATGGTATTGATACAATTAGAGAGAAGGTAAAATCATTTGCTTCTGCCGCGACATTTCGCGCTTTAAAGGTAGTTATTATGGATGAAGCTGATTTTTTAACCATAAACGCACAAGCAGCTTTACGCAATGTAATTGAAGCCTTTTCTAAAACAACACGTTTTGTATTTACTTGTAATTATATTGAACGTGTAATTGATCCTATACAATCCAGAACCTCAGTATTTGAAGTATTACCCCCTTCTAAAGCAGAAGTAGCAAAACGATGTAAAACAATTTTAAATGAAGAAGGATGTAATCATTCTATTGAAGATTTAGCTGCAATTGTAAACAAGACATACCCTGATATTCGTAAAACATTAAATTTATTACAATCAAGTATTGTATTCAAATCAGCAGGTACTTTTTTACAATTAAACAAAGAAATTACTAGTCAATATGAATACACAAAACAAATTATTGACTTAATTAAATCTAATAATGATGATGCCTTTAATAAAATTAGACAAATAGTAGCAGATTCAAATATTAGAGACTATAACGAATTATACCGAGCCTTATTCGAAAACTTAGATTCATTCCATAATCCTGTATTAGGTACTATTATTATCGCTGAGGCGCAGTACCAGTCAGCATTGGCTCCTGACCGCGAAATTACTTTTATGGCTTGTATCGCTAAACTGTTAAAACCATTCTAATGGAACAACCACAATTAAATTTAGATTTATCTAAAACAACTGCTATTGAAACTTCTACAGGAAGTAAAATTTGGGCACAAGGTGTTACACTGAGAAAAGTATCTAAATTTGTAACGGGTACTAGCGAAGATGCCATTGTACCAATTCCAATTTTTTATGATCCTGAAACTAAAGAAATTTTAGAGGATACTTTGCCTCGTGAATTAAGAGATGAATATATAACTACTAAATAAATTAAAAATGAAAAAATCAAGAACTGGTATTAAACCACCTACACAACCAAATTTTCGTGAAGCTATTCCTATGGATTTAGATTTAAGAAAAACAAACCCATTAACTCCTTGGAGTGGGGGACAATTATGGAAAATGGGATACATTTTAAGAGAAGTAACAGAAGAAAAAGCAGTAGTCCCTATCCAGGTATTCTATGACCCTAAAGATGGAAGAATATTATCTAACACTCTTCCCCCTGAAATTCGACACCAATATGAAACCATTTCAGAAGAAAATAATGAAGTTCCTGAATTAAATTGGGAAGATGATCAAGAAAGTTGGGATGATAGTAACAATTCTAAATTTGAAAACAATAATGAAGAAGAAGATGATGATTTAGGTTTTGATAACTGGTGGGAAGATGAAGACTAATTCATGAATATATTTGACTGGCTTAACGAGATTTCATATAATAAAAGAGATTGGAATGAATTTACTCCTGAACAACAATCAACATTCGATCCTTATATGATACATCGTTTCATATCAATGAAACAAGATTATGTTGAGCTAGTCAGTGATCTTCAACAATCCATAGGGTCTTTACCTAATAAATATATCTATAATTTATGGCGTAATATTATACCAAAAAGAAAAACATATTTTAGATATATAAAATCTAAAAGATCCTTGCCTAATGATAAACTCCTTATTATATTAGCTAATCATTGGAGAGTAAGTAAACGTGAAATAAAAGATAATTATCATTTAATAAGTAAGGATTATATTGGACATTTACTTTATGAGATAGGTATCGATGGACGTAAACACAAAACATACTTGAAATAATGCAAAAATTATATGAAATGCTTCGCAAAGAAGCTGAAGCTGAAAAATCAAAAGCCCTACTAACCTTAGAATTATTAAGCAACCACCCAGCGGGTATTGGAGATCATTCAACAACAGATTTTTACAATAATGCTACAGAAGCATTACAAATGTTAGTTGATGCTGATGATAAATTATCAGCCTTAAATAGATATTTCCCTCAAAAAGAACTAATCAGTGAGTGATTCAGTAAAAAAATATCACGAAATGGAAGAAAACGACTTATATTGGAAGTCAAATGATACTAATGGCTCTATCTTAAGACGCTACCCAGGTGATATTGAAGTTACAATGGATGAACCTAAAAAAGATAGTTATGTTCAATTAGTTAAAGAAAAATTTGAACAACGTTCTCAAACTGGTATTAAAAAATATAATACTACATTAGAACGTGAAGATTTAGATTTACAAGCCTGGCTTAACCATTTGCAAGAAGAGTTGATGGATGCTACATTATATGTTGAAAGATTAAAGGCTGAATTAAAAAATGGAGGCATATCATAACCAATTTATTGGGACTTATTATAATGCTTTTTCTTCAAAATTTTGTGATAATATTATAAAAGAATTTGAAGAAAATAGTAAATACCAAACCCAACGTAACAATGATAATGGAGCACTCTATGGAATTAGAGATTCATCACTTTTTTTACAAAACCACAAGATTAGACAATATTTTAATAAGGTTGTAACAAGTAAAATATTACCTCTTTATTTATATGAGTATTATTATGTCCATAATTTTTTATTTATTGATGATTGGAAAATTCAAAAAACAAACCCTACAGAAGGTTATCATCCCTTTCATAGTGAATGGGGATATAAGCCAACCTTTCGTGATAGAATCTTAGTATATACCTTATACTTAAACGACATAGAAGAAGGTGGGGAAACCGAATTTTTATATCAATCTATAAGAATAAAACCTCAAAAGGGTATGTTATGTATTTTCCCTGCTTATTTCACCCATACACATAGAGGCAACCCTCCTTTATCAGAAACAAAATATATAATGACTGGGTGGATGCAAAGATTACATAAAGATAACCCTTCTGCTATAAAGCTTGGGTTAATAAATAAAGAAGGAGAATTTTTAGATGTAAATGGAAATATTTGTGATACGGGTAAATGAAAATAAATTATACAATAGATAAAGTTGTATCTTTTTCGCAGTATTCCACTTTTAAATCCTGCCCCCATAAGTGGTATTTGCAATATGTAAAAGGTTATAGAGACGAAAAGCCAAATATGCATTTCGTTTTTGGAACCTCTATGCATGAGGCCCTTCAACATTACTTACAAACCATGTTTGATTCAACTGCTAAGGCAGCTGATGAAATTAACTTAAACCAATTCTTCAAAGATAAAATGATTGAAGAATATAATAAGTACAAGAAAAAACACGGACATTTTGCTACCCCAGAAGAACTACAAGAATTTTATTTTGATGGTATTGCTATTTTGGATTGGTTTAAAAAACATAAACGTGGTAGAAAATTGTATTTTTCACCTCGTAAACAAGAATTAAAAGGTATAGAGGTACCTTTAATTTTGCAACCAATTAAAGAACGCCCAAATATTAAGTATATGGGTTATGTAGATTTAGTTATCTACGATAAACGAAGTGAGGAATATACTATTTTTGATATTAAAACATCTACTAAGGGATGGAGTAAATGGGAAAAAGGAGACACTATAAAGCATAATCAACTTTATCTTTACAAACAATATTACTCTGAATTATTTAAAGTACCATTAGATAAAATTAAAGTAGAATTTTATATTGTTAAACGTAAAGTACTCGATTTTGATGATGAAAAATTACAATCTCCTCACCAAGCATATCGTGTACAAAACTTCAAACCAGTTGATAATAAAAAACGTTTACGAGAAGCAAAAGAAGATTTTACTAACTTTATTCGTGAATGTTACACCCCAGAAGGCAACCCAGTTGATAAAGATTTTGATAAAAAAATTGATAAACCTTGTGATTGGTGTGAATTTGGAAAAAATAGAGAATTATGTGGGGCTGCACTAGCTCCTGAAGAAAAATTCTTCAGTTTCTAGTTTTGATATATTTATATACGCATTAAGTTATAAAATATGGATAATAAAAAGTTACAATTAACAAGTGTAAAAGTACATAGACACTTGTTTGATGAATTCAAAGTTGAATGTGTTCGTACAAAATTTTCACTACAAAAACTTGCAGACCGAGCCCTTTATTTGTATCTTACAGATGAAGAATTTAGAAAACAGGTTCACAATCAAACAACACTAAATTTAGACAAATAATAGTTTTATGAAAGAAGGTTATTTACCTAAGGAGCAGCGTAAAAAAATTCTGTTTCTTTGCGATGATATTAGAATGCACTCTGGTATTGCTACAATGGCAAGAGAAATAGTATTAGGAACTTGTCATCATTACAATTGGGTTAATGTAGGTGCAGCTATTGATCACCCTGAAAAAGGAAAAAGAATTGATTTAAGTGCTGATAGCGGAAAACGTGCTGGTATAGAAGATGCTTCTGTATTTTTATATCCCCAAAATGGATATGGTGATTCAACTATAATGCGTCAAATGCTCCAAATTGAAAAACCAGATGCTGTATTCTTTTTTACAGATCCAAGATATTGGGAATGGCTGTTTGCTATAGAAAATGAAGTAAGAGCTAAATGTCCTATGATTTATCTTAATATATGGGATGATTTACCTGCTCCTATATATAATAAATCCTATTATGAATCATGTGATACTCTACTAGCTATATCAAAACAAACTAAAAATATAAATGAAGTTGTTTTAGGAGATAAAGCTAAAGGTAAAATTATAGAATATGTTCCTCATGGTATTAATGAAGAATATTTTTATCCCATTGATAAAAATCATGAAAAATATCCTGAGTTATTAAAGGCAAAACAACAATTATTTGGAGATAAAGAATATGAGCATGTATTTTTCTTTAATTCAAGAAACATTAGAAGAAAAAACACTTCAGCTTTAATTGCTGCTTATAGTATTTTTAAACAAAATCTCCCAGAAGATAAAAAAAATAAAGTAGCATTAGTATTACATACCCAACCTGTAGATAATAATGGTACAGATTTATTTGCTGTACGTGATTTATTTTTAGGAGAAGACGAAAGTGTACGGTTTTCTTCTGCTAAATTATCAACAGAAGGTTTAAATTATCTTTATAATATAGCAGATACAACTGTACTACCATCTACAGCTGAAGGATGGGGACTATCACTTACTGAATCAATGATGGCTGGAACTATGATTTTGGCTAATGTTAGTGGTGGGATGCAAGACCAAATGAGATTTGTAGATGAAAATGGAAATTGGATTAATTTCTCTAAAGACTTTTGTTCAAACCATTTTGGTACTTATAAAGAACATGGTGAATGGGCTATTCCTATATTTCCTAAAACTACAAATATAGTTGGTTCTCCTAAAACTCCTTATATATTTGAAGATCAAGTTGATTTTAGAGAGTTAGCAGACAAAATGATGGAGGCCTTTAATTTATCTAAAGAAGAAAAAACTAGGAGAGGATTAGCTGGGCGTGAATGGGTAACCTCAGATGAATCCATGATGTCAGCTAGAAAGATGAATGAAAATGTTATTAAATATATAGATCAAACCCTTGATACTTTTAAACCACGTAAAAAGTTTGAATTTATTAAAATAGATAAATACCCCGTTAAACAGTTACAACATAAATTAGTATATTAGTTATGAGTAAACCATTTGTAGTAGTAAGCTGCCCTATAGATACATTTTCAGGCTACGGCGCAAGAAGCCGCGATGTAGTTAGAGCATTAGTCAATTCTGAAAAATACGATGTAAAAGTTTTATCACAAAGATGGGGTAATACACCATATGGGTTTTTAAAGGAAAATAATCCTGAAGATAAAAAATTATTAGATTGTATTATTTCTCCACCTATACAACGTCAGCCCGATGTTTGGATACAAATCTCAGTACCAGATGAATTCCAAAAAATTGGTAAATTTAATATTGGTATTACTGCTGGAATTGAAACTGATACTTGTGATGTAAGATTCATACAAGGGGCAAACAATATGGACTTAATTTTAGGTTCTTCAAATCATAGTTTGTATGCTCTTAAAAATTCGGTGTATGAACAAAAAGATAAAGCAGGTAATGTTAAAGGTGTTATTAAATTAGAAACACAAACTGACGTATTATTTGAAGGGGTAGATTTAGAAAAATATTTCTATATTGAACCTAAAGATTTACCTAAAACCGAATTAGTACAATCATTAGATACAATTGATGAACAATTTTGTTTTTTATATGTTGGTCATTGGTTAAAAGGTACAATTGGAGAAGATAGAAAAAATACAGGTTTATTAATTAAAACTTTTTTAGAAACTTTTAAAAATTCTAAAAAACAACCTGCTTTAGTTTTAAAAACTATGAGTGGTCCTGCTTCTATTATGGATAGAGAAGAAATACTTAAACGTATTGATGCTATCCGTAAAGGAATAAGTGGTAAATTACCTAATATTTATTTTCTTCATGGAGAAGTAGAAGACGAAGAAATTAACCATTTATATAATCACCCTAAAATTAAAGCTATGATAAATTTAACTAAAGGTGAAGGTTTTGGTCGTCCTCTTCTAGAATTTACTCAAAGTAAAAAACCTATTATTGCTTCTAATTGGAGTGGACATTTAGATTTTTTAAACAAAGAATTCACTAGTTTAGTCCCAGGAGAAGTAAAGCAAGTTCATGAATCTGTAGTTCAAGATAGATTGATTATAAAAGAATCAAAATGGTTCTCCCCTGATATTAATTTTGCTTCATTATTAATGAAAGACTATGTTAATAGCTATAAAGGATATCAAGTTAAAGGAAAACGTTTAGGACATCATTGTAAAACTAATTTTTCATTTGAAAAAATGCAGGAAAAATTGGAAGAGATTATGGATAAAAATGCTCCTAAAAAAGTAGAAATAAAACTACCCAATATAAAGAAAATTTCATTACCTAAAAAAAATGACTAAAGATAATCTCGAATACTGTCCTAAGTGTGGTGGTGATGCTTGTTACACTACACAATTAAATGCTACAGCTAAAAACTACTTTTGTTTTGGTTGTGGCTTTACTTCTAATGATTTAATGATTATTGGTGAATTCGATTTTGACCAATATGAAGAAACTTTACCTGAACTATATAAAGACATTAAAGTTGATGATGGTTCAGGACGTGTTTGGTATCCTATTACAATTAATATTGAAGATAAAGGTACAGTATTTGCTAAAGGTACTAGTTTAAGTGATTGGCAATGGGCGGGGATTAAAGTAAAAGAAGTATCAAAAGAAGAACAAGAAAAATTTAAAATCCCAGGCACAGATAAAGTTTACAAATATAAAACTGATATGTCTACTCTTCAAGAATTTCCACAACATGATTTTATGGAGGCTCTTGACTATATTGGTTTTTTTAAAAATTAAAATATGGGAATAAGTTTTGCAATTACCGCTTATAACGAACATGAAGAACTAAAACAATTACTAAATCAGTTAATACAAATTGTAAGACCTGATGATGAAATTGTTATTCAATTAGACAATAAAGCAACAGAAGAAGTAATTCAAGTTGTTGATTATTATTTTGAAAAATATAGTAAAGATATTACTATTAAAAAAACTCATTTCGGTTTAGATAATCATTTTGCTAACTTTAAAAATAATTTAAAAGAATATTGTGCTAAAGATTGGGTGTTTCAAATTGATGCTGATGAGACATTAAGTGAAACCTTTAAAACAATAATTCATGATGTGTTGGAAGCAAATGAAGAAATTGACTTAATAGCTGTACCACGAGTTAATATTGTTAAGGGTTTAGAACAAAATGATGTTATAAATTGGGGGTGGAGATTAAACCCTCATGGTTGGGTAAACTGGCCTGATGCACAACATAGAATTTTTAGAAATAAACCCGAAATTAAATGGGTAAATAAAGTACATGAAAAAATAGTAGGATGGAAAACATATGCCGAATTACCATCTGAGGATGATTCATATGCTTTATATCATGTAAAAAATATAGATAGACAAAGAAAACAAAACGAGTTTTATTCAACATTATGAAAAAGGTATTAATAACAGGAGGTGGTGGTATGGTAGGTTCCGCAATGGAATCCCCAATTAAATTAACTCGCGACTACTGCGATTTAACAAACCCAAGACAAACCACAAGTTTATTTTCAGCAATTAAACCCGATGGTGTAATTCATTGTGCTGGTAAGGTAGGTGGTATTGGTGGTAATTCAAATTATAAAGGTGAATACTTTTATGATAACATAATGATTAATACTAACGTTATTGAAGCCGCTAGACGTGCTGGTACAAAACATTTAGTAGCATTTTTATCCACTTGTGTATTCCCCGATAAAGTAAATTATCCACTTACTGTTGATCAAGTACATTTAGGAGAACCCCATGAATCAAATTACCCTTATGCTTATGCTAAACGAATGGCTGATATTCAAATTAGAGCATATCGTGAGCAATATGGATTAAATTATACTTCAATTATTCCCTCCAACATTTATGGCCCTAATGATAACTTTTCTTTAGAACATGGTCATGTAATGCCTATGTTAATTCATAAATTATATTTAGCTAAGAAAAATAAAACAGACTTTACTGTATGGGGTAGTGGGAAACCCTTAAGAGAATTTATATATTCAAAGGATATAGCTAAAATAGCAGAATGGGCTTTATTTAACTATGAGGGTATAGATCCTTTAATTGTAAGTGGTGATGAAGAAATATCAATTAAAGATTTAGTAGGAATTTTAGTTGATGAATTTAAATTTAAAGGTAAAGTTATATTTGATAAAACAAAACCGGATGGACAATTGAGAAAACCCTCTGATAATTCTAAGATAAAAGAATTACTGCCTGATTTTGAGTACACCCCATTTGAACAAGGAATAAAAGAAACAATTAATTGGTTTATAGAAAATTATGAAACGACCCGAAAATAAAATGCCCGGAGGGAGAACAAAAATAGCTTTAATTACTGGTATAGGAGGGCAAGATGGTTCTTATTTAGCAGAACTTCTTTTAGAAAAAGGATATATAGTACATGGTACTGTAAAAAGGAATTCAATAGCAGAAAACCAAACAGAAAGACTTGAATCTATTTATCCCCAACTTAAAGGTAAACTTCATTATGCAGATTTAACAGATGCAACTTCTTTATATAGAGTTGTTAAAGACGTATTTCCTGATGAAATTTATAATTTAGGAGCCCAATCCCACGTACAAGTATCTTTCCAACAACCTGTTTATACAGCACAAGCCACAGGAATAGGAGTATTAAATCTTTTAGAAGTAGTTAGACAGCTTAATCCTCTTGGTATGAAAGTATACCAAGCATCAAGCAGTGAAATGTTTGGTAATAATATAGATAAAGATGGATTTCAACGTGAAACTACACCTATGAATCCTGTATCACCCTATGGATGTGCTAAAGTATACGCATATAATATTTGTAGAAATTACCGCAAATCTTATAAAATGCATATTTCAAATGGAATATTATTTAATCATGAATCACCAAGACGAGGAACTAACTTTGTAACTAATAAAGTTGTTAAAACTGCATGTGAAATTAAAAAAGGTTTAAAAACTGAATTACGTTTAGGAAATCTACATGCTACTCGTGACTGGGGACATGCAAAAGATTATGTTAAAGCTATGCAAATGATCCTTCAACAAGAAGAACCAGATGATTATGTATGTGCTACAGGAATTTCTCATTCTGTACAAGAACTAGCAGAATATACTTTTAGTAGATTATACTTAGATTGGAACAAATATGTTAGAACCGATAAAAAATATCTACGCCCAGAAGAACTAAATGATTTAAAAGGTGATTCAACTAAACTACGCAAAGCTACAGGATGGAAACCAGAATATACTTTTGAGAAAATGATTGATGAAATGATTGTATACTGGATGAAAAGACTATGAAATTAAAGATTAAACATTTTGATACTAAAGTATTTGAATCTAAGATGCAACATCTTAAGGACATTAACTTTACTTTATTTGTAGATGATATACCGCAGTCTCAAGATGATTTAACTGATTTAAATATTTTAGTACTACAAGAACCAAATGAGTATTTTGGTTTACACGATTGGGCAATTCAAAACCAAAATTTGTTTTCTTTAATTTTAACTTGGGATGATAAAGTTTTAAATAATTGTGATAATGCTCGCTTTTTACCCTTTGGTCATACTTGGTTCACCCCAGATATTTGGAATAAATCTTATAACAAAAAATATCAAGTATCTCATTTAGCAGGTAAATTACAAAAAACATATGGTCATGGTTTACGTCATGAATTATTAGCTAGACAAAACGAAATAAAATTAGATAAGGTATTTCATCACACTTATGGTGACAGAAGTGATATTAATGATGCTCGTATAGGTAAAGTAGATGTGTTTGCTAAAAGTCAATATGGTGTAGCAATTGAAAATACCCAACATAGGGGGTACTTTACAGAAAAAATATTAGATTTATTTTTATTAAAAACTATTCCAATATATTGGGGTTGTTCTAATATTAAAGATTTTTTTAACCCACAAGGAATTATTTATATAACAAGTATAGATGAAGCCATTTATAAAATGAATTATCTATTAGATTCTGATTATTATAATAAGGTTTTGCCTGTTGTAGAAGAAAACTATAAGAAAGCACTAAAATATGTTGATTATGAACAATCTATAGTTGATTATATAACTAAAATTTTTAAGGAAAATGGGATATTGGCCTTATAAAGTTTTATTTGAAAAATATAAATCTGATTGTACTACTTTTCTTGAAACAGGAACCTACAAAGGAGATTCAGTACAAGATGCTTATGATTTAGGATTTGAACGAATCGTGTCTATTGAAGTAGAAGAAAGCCTTTATAAAGAATGTATGGAGCGATTTCAACCTTTAGATGCTTGGGAACAAATTAAATTGTTTGTAGGTAGAACTGAAGATAATATAGAGAATTTAGTATTAGATTGGACTAAAGGTAGAACTATGTTTTGGTTAGATGCACATAAAGGTAACAAATTTGCTAGTAGTCCTTATAAAATAGAAATCGAAGCTATAATGAAACATGAACGTAATGATCATGTTATTATAATAGATGATGTAGATAGACCCTATATTGGAGAAAATGGAGTTAAGTGGATTAAAGAAACCTTGTCTAAGCATAACCCTTTTTATAAATTCAAGATAACACAAATCCACCCTGAGTGTGGAGAACAATTAATAGCTTACATATAATGCAAAAAATATTAGATCAAGTAGCAGAGTTTGTTAAAGATAAACAATCAACTAAAAAATGGGAAGCTGGTAAAGATTTAGTACTGTATGCTGGTCCTTATGTTGATGAAAAAGAATCACAGGCTGTAGTTAAAGCTATGCTTGAAGGATGGTTAGCATTAGGTAAGGAAGGTTCTTTATTTGAAAGACGTTTTCCTAAAAAATTAGGTAAAAAGTTAGGAGTATTAACTAATAGTGGTTCAAGTGCTAACTTACTTATGATGTTAGCTTTAACATCTAAACGTGGTTTAAATTTACCTAAAGGAACTAAAGTAATTACCCCTATAGCTGGTTTCCCCGCTACTTTATCTCCTACAATACAAGTAGGTTTTGAACCCATTTTTGTTGATATTGAACTTGAAACGTTAAATTTAGATTTAGATCAAGTTGAAAAAGCATGTCAAGAACACCCTGATGCAAAAATTATAACGTTTGCTCATGTATTAGGCAATCCACCTAATATGGATAGGTTAATGGAAATTGTAGAAAAATATAACCTAATATTATTAGAAGATTGCTGTGATGGTTTAGGAACAACTTATGATGGTAAATTATTAGGTTCTTTTGGTAAAATGGCAAGTTGCTCATTTTACCCAGCACATCATATTACCATGGGTGAAGGTGGATTTGTAGGATGTAATGATATGGAAACTGAACGCATATTGCGAAGCTTTAGAGATTGGGGGCGTGGATGTTATTGTGTAGGCAAAGCTAATGCTTTACGAGATGGTAGTTGTGGATGTAGATTTAATAATTGGATGCCTAGCCTACCAGATGAAATATTTGATCACAAATACATTTATGAAGAAATTGGTTATAATTTAAAACCAACTGAGCTTCAAGCAGCTATGGGTAATGTTCAAATGGCTAAATTAGATGAAATAGGACAATTACGAAGACGTAATCATGCTGCTATTGTAGATATATTTAAACCTTATGCTGATAAATTTATTTTACCCCAAGCCCAACCAAAATCAGACCCTGATTGGTTTGCCGTAGCATTAACAGTTAAAGATGGGGCAGGATTTACACGAACTGAATTTTGTGAATATTTAGAAGATAATTTAATTCAAACCCGCCCTTACTTTGCAGGTAATATTATGTTACAACCAGCATATAGTCATTTAATTGATGCTAAAAAAGTAATTAATGATTTTCCTGTAGCAAGAAAAGTAACAACGGATACCTTCTTTTTAGGTTGTAGTCCTGTAATTACTTTAGAACAAATAGATTATATTAAAACAATAGTAGACAAATATTTTAATTAATGGTTAAATCAGTATATATTACAGGATGTTTTGGATTCATCGGTAGTTATGTAACTAGAGCATGTTTAGACAAAGGTTGGTATGTTTATGGTGTTGATAAAATGACATATGCTTATTTTGAAGATGCGTATGATGAATTTATAGAACATCCGCGTTTTTCATTTGAAAACAGCGATATAAACGATTTAGACTTTTTATATGAATGTGATTATATAATTAATACAGCCGCTGAAACACACGTTGGTAATTCCATAGTTAAAAGCGAAGATTTTTTACATTCTAATGTAAATGGGGTTCATAATTTACTTGAGTTAATTAGAAACTATAGAGCAGAAGGTAAAGCTAAACCTATATTATTACACTTTTCAACTGATGAGGTTTATGGTGATATAACAGAAGGAGAACACTTTGAAACAGATCTACTAAAACCATCCAACCCATACTCAGCTACTAAGGCAGCTGGGGATCAATTGATTATGGCATGGGGTAGAACTTATAATTTACCTTATGTAATTATTAGACCAACTAACAATTATGGTATTGGTCAATATGTAGAAAAATTAATACCTAAAGCTACCAAATATTTGTCTTTAGGTAAAAGAATACCATTACATAATGATGGAACCCCTATTCGAAATTGGTTACATGCTAGTGATACAGCTGAAGCAGTAATTACAATTATTGAAGCAGGTGTTAAAAATGAGATATATAACATTTGTGGTGGTTACGAGCAAAGTAACTTGGATACAGTAAGCAAAATCATTACATTACATCATCCTAAAGACGATAAATTAGAGGAAGATTTTCCTTATTATAATCAAGGGGTAGAACAATATTTAGATTTATCTTTTTCAAGACAAGGTCAAGACGTAAGATATGCTTTAAATGATGATAAATTAAGAGCATTAGGATGGGAACCCAAAGCGGTATTTGATAAAGAATTACCTGCTATAGTAGATTACTACAAGAAAAATTTTATATGGTAAGTTTAAAAAAACGTATTTTAGAAATTGCTTATAAAAATAAGTTATCACATTTAGGTTCTTATCTATCTAGTGTTGATATTATAGATGAAATTTATTCTAAAAAATCTAAAGATGATATATTCATTCTATCATCTGGACACGCAGCCTTAGCTTTGTATGTTATATTAGAAAAATATGAAGGTAAAAATGCTGAAGAATTATTTCAAAAATATGGTGGTCACCCCCATAGAGCAGAAGAAGACGGAATATATTGTTCTACAGGTAGTTTAGGTACCGGTATCACAATTGCTGTAGGTAGAGCTGTAGCAAATCCTAAATGTAAAGTATACGTTTTAATTAGTGATGGTGAATGTGCTGAAGGTTCAATCTGGGAATCATTACGTTTTATTAAAGAACACCCTGTTAATAACATTGAAGTACATGTTAATGTAAATGGTTATGCTGCTTATGATAAAATTGATTCGGAATACTTGGTTACGCGTTTAAAAGCGTTTTTACCTCATATTAATTTACATTATACTACAGTTAACCAAACCCCCTTTTTAAAAGGTATTAATGCTCATTATCATGTAATGAGTGAAGAAGATTATAAATCATTATGAGAAAACAATTTGCAGAGTATCTACATAGTGAAATGTCTATAAATGAAGACATTTATTTACTTACAGGTGATTTAGGTTATGGTTTATGGGATAGAATAAAAATAGATTACCCCGACAGGTTTATAAACACTCTCTCCTCAGAACAATTAATGTTAGGGATGGCTTGTGGTTTAGCTATGGAAGGTAAAATACCGGTTGTATATTCAATTACACCTTTTGTTTTATATAGACCATTTGAGTGGATTAGAAATTATTTAGACCATGAACAAGTGCCTGTTAAACTAGTAGGTGGTGGTAGAGATAAAGATTACGGTTATTTAGGTTTTTCTCATTGGGCCGAGGAAGATAAAGACATAATGTCTAATTTTAAAAATATAGTTACACTTAAACCTGAAAAGTTAACTATATCCTTATTTAGAGAATTTTTATATAACAAATCAGCAAGTTATTTTAATTTAAAAAGATGAAAATATTAATCACAGGTGGTAATGGGTTTGTAGGTAAAAGTTTAGTTAAAGCATTAAAAACTGAACATGATGTATATTTTCCTTCATCTCAAGAATTAGATTTAACTGATACAGATAGTGTAAACAAATATTTACAAAATAAATATTTTGACTGGGTTATTCATTGTGCTATAAGAGGTGGTAGAAGAACAGGTGAAGATTCACCTTACACAACTTACAATAATCTAAAAATGTTTTTTAATTTAATGAACAACAAAGATAGATTTGGTAAGTTAATTAATTTTGCTTCTGGGGCTGAATTTGATAGAACAACTGCTGTTAATAGTAATACTAATAATTTACTAAGTAGTTATCCTACTGATTATTATGGAATGGCTAAAAATATAATCAGTAGAATAGTCCAAGATAACCACCAGTATAATTTTAGAATATACGGTGTATTTGGAGTTGATGAAGATGAAACTAGATTTATTAAAGCAAATATCCAAAAAGTAAAAAAGGGAGAACCAATTGAAATACACCAAGATAGATTTTTTGACTTTATTTACATAGACGATTTAATTAATGTTGTTAAATATTATATTAATAACCCTAGTTATCCCTTAGATAATAATTTAGATTTAGTTTACCAAACCAAACTTAAATTATCAAACATAGCCCAACTAATCCCAGGATTAAATCAAATTAAGTTTAAAACAAAAACCCAAGGCAAATCTTATACTGGAAGTAATCTAGGGATACCTTTAGACATTGAATTAATAGGTCTAGAAGAAGGAATAAAACGCGTTTATAATGCATTATAAAGTTATATACCATGCAATGCCATGGGAATTAGACTATGTACTACTAACGTTTACTCAATTAAAAAAATCAAAATATTATTTGAGTGAAGAAGATACTATTGAAATTAATCCTATTTTAAATTTATCTTCATATTTAGTTAATTGGGAAAAAAGTAAACTTCCAAAACAATTACTAATAGACCGTTTCAACCAATATTTAAAATTACTTAAAGATTATAAAGTAACTCCTCAAATATATGAGGGAGATAAGTTATATGGGCATTTAGATCATCAACGTGAAGCAGTATCATCTGAAGTTGATTTTTATATTAATATTTGTCCTGACATGTATTTTAGTGAGCATTTACTTGCTTTATTAATTGAAAGTTCTAAACAAATTACTAACAAATACTTTGTTCTTACTCCTGAGATTCCTAAAATGTGGGATGGTACTTGGGATGAAATTACTAATCAAGATTATTTAGATCACTCTTATGATAAATGGAATCAAGTAGATATTTTTGATATTAGAGCAAACATGAAATCCCAAGAAAAAGGTATTACATTAGATCCAACTCAAAGGTCTAAATGGGCGGGATGGTTTGATTTATATAATAAAACATTTTGGGAAGAATTATGTCCTATACAAGAAGACTGGAATGGTTATGGACCTCATGACTGGTATTCTTTAATGATTACTGATTTTGTTAAATCAAAAGGAATTGATTTTCAACAATATGTGTTACGAGGTCAAACTATATTTGAATACCCAGTAGGCCCTTTATTAGAAGGAGGCTATACTAAAATGTACCGAGATTTACTTTATATAAATAATGTTCCTAATCAAAGAAAAATATTTGAATCAAATATGAAACTCTATATTGATAGAGGAGTAAAAAAATTACAAGAAAATAATATAATATGAGACATTTAGTATTAGGTTCTAGTGGCCAAATAGGAGCACATCTTGTAAAATATCTTCAAGATAAAGGAGAACAAGTATATGAATTTGATATTGAATATAAACCTTATCAAGATTTAAGAGTAGCTAATAATGGTTCTTTAGTTACTTATCTTGATACTTGTGATATAGTATATTTTTTAGCCTTTGATGTAGGTGGAGCTAAGTACTTAGAAAAAAACCAAGACAAACATCAATTTATTGATAATAATATGCGTATTATGACTAATACGTTTGACTTATTAAAAAAACATAAAAAACCATTTATATTTGCTTCTTCTCAAATGGCTGAAATGGGCTATTCGAGTTATGGGATGTTAAAGGCATTAGGTGAAAAAATAACTTATGATTTAGGAGGATTAGTAGTTAAATTTTGGAATGTATATGGTTATGAAACTGACCCTAACAAATCCCATGTTATAACTGATTTTATTAAGATGGCTAAGCACGAAGGTGTTATAAAAATGAGAACAGATGGAACTGAATCAAGACAATTTTTATATGCAGATGATGCTTGTGAAGCATTACTTACGTTAGCTAAAAAATATAAAAAATTAAAAAAAGATAAAGAATACTGTATTACTAGTTTTGAATGGAATAAAGTATATGAAATAGCCGAAATATTAGATGTGCTATCAAGTTGTGAGGTAATACCCTCAGATAGAAAAGATGAAACACAACGTAATGCCATGAACGAACCAGATCCTTATATAGAAAAATATTGGCAACCTAAAACTAGTTTGAAAGAAGGTATAATGAAATTATATAACATGTACTAATGAAACAAGGAATTATTATACAAGGGCCAACTGAGTATTATAAAGAATTAGCTGATCACTATTCACAATTTTCAAATGTAGTTTGGGCTACATGGAACGATGAATCAGTAGCACGTTTAGACTATATAAGCAATAAAGGTATAGAAGTTATATTAGTTGAAAAACCCCAAATACCCGGTTATATGAATGTTAATATGCAATTAGCATCTTCATATGCTGGGGTAAATCGTTTATTTGAATTAGGAATAAATGAAGCATTAAAAGTTAGAAGTGATACTATTGTAACTAATTTAGACAAATTATTACCTCGTTTACAAGGTAAAAAATTAGCATTTATGGCTACTTGTAAAGTAGGTGTCCGACGAGATTTAAGTTATGATTTGGTTTATTATCATGATAGCCATGACTACCCAGCTGATAATGTTATCTATGGTAAAGTAGAAGATTTAAGGGATATGTTTAATTTTCAAATTGAAGAAACATTACCTATACCTCCAGAATCACTTATTACTTGGAATTATATGACAACTCAGGATATGACTTTTTATTTAAGTTATAAAAATATGGTTAATGAGGGTATTAGTTTCTTTTTACAAGAATGTTTAGATGAAAATGTTGAGGTAAATTGGTTAAAACGTAATGTAAACTTAGTAAATTGGTATAAAGATAAAACAGCATATGAATGGTAAAATAAAAATTGCATTATGTCTATCGGGAGAACCTAGAAGTTCTATGTTTTGTTTTCCTTATATTTATGAATCTTTTATAAACCTAGGCCCAGAATATGAAGTAGATGTTTATATTCATACACTTAAGCCTTATAGGGCAATGTTACTCTATAATGCAAAGGTTTATAATTTTGAACCTTTTAATTATTTTTCTTGGGCAAAGTATTTAAATGAAAAACTTTCACTACCTAAAGAATTAAAAGAATCCTTAGATTTTTATAATAATTATACAAGTCAAACCAACTTTATCTTAAACCAACTTTTAATGGTAGATGGTATCCAAAAATCCTTTAATCTACTCCCTACCCACTCACCCCCAGATATTGTTATAAGGTGCCGCCCAGATATATTTACAGATTCAAAAATTGATATTGGTAATATTATACATGATATTATTAAAGGTGATTATGATATATTTATTCCTTCTAAACCTATAAATAGTAATAAAGTAATAAAAGAGCGTTTTTATAAAGAATATAGTGACCAATTTGCAATAGGAAATTATTCTTCAATGGCTTATTATTCAAATATGTTTAATAATTTAAATTTTTTATTAAATGATACAAAAGAATGGAGAGCTGAAGCATGGTTAAAGTCTCAACTTGATTATTACAAAATTAAAGTTAATTCTTATTATATCCCGTTTAATTTAATTAGAAGAGTAAATATAGCAAGTAATAGAGGACCTAAACATCATGATATAAGTTATTTAGATTTATAATATGGTAAAATTAGTAATATTTGATTTAGACGGAGTTTTAGTATCCGCAAAAGAAATACATTATGATGCTTTAAACAAGGCATTAGGTGAATATGCTATTAGTTGGAATGAACATTTATCAACTTATGATGGACTAAAAACATCCCAAAAGTTAGATATGTTAACTAAAGAAAAAGGTTTACCTATAAAAGAACACCAACGTATTTGGGAAGATAAACAAAAATATACTCTTCAAATGCTTAGTGAATTAAAACCAAGTAAATCTATTTCAGCTGCTGTTTCTAGTCTATCAAGAAGTGGTTATAAAATAGCTTGTTGCTCTAATTCCATTCGTAAAACAGTAGTTACAGTATTAGCTAAATTAGAAATAATAGAATATTTTGATTTAATTATATCAAATGAAGATGTAGTTAATTCTAAACCCCACCCTGAAATGTATTGGACAGCAATGTCTAAAATGGGGTATTTACCTGAAGAAACATTAATAGTAGAAGATTCTCCTTATGGTTTACTTGCAGCAGCAAGAAGTAAGTCGTATATTCTACGAGTAAAAAATCCATCAGAAGTAACATTCGCTAACCTAACTAAAAAATTAGTACAAATAGAAATGGGAAATAAACAAAATACACCTGCTTGGCGTGATGAAAAACTAAATGTATTAATACCAATGGCTGGTGCTGGTTCACGTTTTGAAGCCGCTGGTTATACATTCCCAAAACCACTTATTGAGGTAAGAAAAAAACCAATGATACAAGTGGTAGTGGAAAACTTAAATATTAAAGCAAACTTTATTTATGTTGTTCAAAAATCACATCGTGAAAAATATAATTTAGATGTTTTATTATCACTAATCACCCCAGGCTGTAAAATAGTAGAGACCGATGGTATGACTGAAGGGGCTGCCTGCACAGCTTTATTAGCTAAAGAGTATATTAATACAGATGCACCTTTATTTTTTGCAAATTCAGATCAATTTGTAGAATGGGATTCAAATGAGTTTTTATATAAAATGAATGAAACAGACGCTGATGGAGGTATTGTTACATTCGAAGCAACACATCCAAAATGGTCATTTGCTAAAGTAGATGAACATGGTTTAGTAACTGAAGTAGCAGAAAAAAAACCAATATCAAATATAGCTACAGTTGGATATTATTATTGGAAACACGGAAGTGATTTCGTTAAGTATGCTGAACAAATGATTAAAAAAGATATTCGTGTTAATAATGAATTTTACGTAGCGCCCGTATTCAATGAAGCAATAGCGGATTGTAAAAAAATTAGAACATTTAACGTAAGTGGGATGTGGGGAATCGGAGTTCCTGAAGATTTACAATACTTTTTAGAAAATTACAAAGGAGCTATATGATTTTAATATCACATAGAGGTAATTTAAATGGTAAGCAATCTAATAATGAAAACCATCCTGACTATATATGGAGAGCAATCCAAGCAGGTTATGATGTTGAAGTTGATGTTTGGTTTATAAATGGTAAGTTTAAATTAGGACATGATGAACCAACTTATGACTTCCCATTTAGTTTGTTTGAAAATCATTTTGATAAACTGTGGTTACATTGTAAAAATGTAGAAGCAATAAGTGCTTTAAATGAATTTCCTAATCAACATATGCTAAATTATTTTTGGCATCAAGAAGATGATGTTACACTAACATCAAAAGGATATATTTGGGCATATCCAGGTAAACAACCAATTAAAAATAGTATAGCGGTAATGCCTGAAATATATAAAGACGATTTAACACAAGCTATAGGAATCTGTAGCGATTATATAGAAAATTATAGAATATGAAATTAAGCGCTATTGTAGTTACGAGAAATGATAACTACGGGGGAAATTTAAACGATAGAGCAACATATTGTCTCAACTCACTGATAGATACATTTGATGAGGTTATACTCGTTGATTGGAACTCACCTAATGATAGACCTTTGCTTTGGGATATTCAAGATCGTATCCAATTTAAAGGTAATTTAAAACATATAGTAATCACCCCTGAGATTGCTTCTATGTTAACTAACAATGATCCTCAAGCTCAAGTATGTAATGAGGTATTGGGGCGCAATATAGGAATTAGACGAGCTACAGGCGATTATATTGTGTCAACTAATATTGATGTAATTGCTCCACGCAGAGATCAATTAGAACAAACTATTAAAAACGAGCTAAATGACAATACGTTCTATACTATATCTCGAAGACATGTTGAATGGAAAGACATTGAAGAATTTCATGGCGGTGAAAGAAAATATAATGAATGGAAAGAATTACGTGATCATTTAATTGAAAACAGTGAAGAACGTAAATATGAAGAAACAGTAGTTGAAGGTGATAATTATAGTATTATAAACTGTTGTGGTGATTTTCAAATTGCTCATAAAGATATTTGGAACGAAATAAGAGGATTTGAAGAAGAACTTATTTATGTTCTATATAGTGATACAAACGTTCAAAAGAAAGCTGTAATGCATGGTTTTGAACTTAAAGCAATTTACTCCCCAGCTTTATTTCATATTTACCATGGTAAAGGTGGAGGTGGATTTTTAGACGGTATTAATAGAAAAACCAATGATCCTTATAGAGCTGTAGTAGGTCAAGAAAAAACAGAAAATGCCGATACATGGGGGTTTGAACCCATTGAAATGGAGTATGAATTACTTTAATATTTATAACAAAATACTCTAATGGAAAAATTTCAACTTAAAGATTTTTATTTAAACGAAGATTATAGTAAAGATGTTAACTATAGTGATGATACTGCTATGTATGATCCTTTAAGTGAAGATGGTGAAAACCAAGAAGGTGTACTAAAGTATACTACTACTATTGATGGTAGAAAGTATAAGGTTAGTTTTGATGTCAATAAAAACCCAACTAAAAAAGGTATTAAAGTTAAATTTTTCCCATTAAACGATCAGGGTATTGAAATCCAAAACCCATCAGAAGAACAAATAGCACAACTACAAAATGATGTTGCTACTCGTTTAGCCCCTAAATTTAATGATTATAAACTTGAATTCGATGAAGACGAAGATGCACCTGAAAAAAATGTAGCTGCATTTCAAGTACCATTATCTTCGTTTGTATCGTTTGTTGCAAACGTAGTATTTAAAAAATAATGGGTAAACAAAGACCATTTTTTAAAATAGAAATTTATGATGATAATCCTGTAGCTTTAAAACGCTTTGTGGATGATCAAAAAGATTTATTATTTAACGAAGCATTTATAGGAATAAAATCAGCGTATAGAAAAAACCGTTCTGAGGCTATTTTATGTTTTATAAATGATATAAGTCTTAGAGCAACTTTACCTAAAAGTGATTGGGTTAATGCTTTAAGTTCAAGCCTAGGTTATTTTGAATCCCAAGATGAATTTGAAAAGTGCTTTGAAATAAACACTTTACTTAAACAGTTACAACATGAACCAAGATCAGGATCCTTTAAATATTCTGAATCAGTTACTTAAACAACTTTTTCAAGGAGATGTTAAGTTTGAATTTAGAGAAGAAATTATAAGTTCTTCTAATGATTCTTCTTATTATTTTGATGCCCAAAAGGACTTAGATTTTGATACTAAAAAACATCTTTTATATCAATTAGTATCTTTATATGAAAGAATGCTAAATCAAGATATATTATTAGAAAAAGAGTTTGGAATTAATCTTAATAATTTTACTGAAAATTTTTATAAAATTATAGATGCTTTACTTCTAATTTGTTTTGATAGAAATATAGCACAGTTATTATATTTTTATTTTTACGAAAGACAAAACCCAGATGGAAGTTTAAATGCATTAGAGTTAGACGAAGAAGAAATATTAATAGAAAATGTAAGGGATTTATTTAGAGTAATGTTAAAATTAAATCCCGATTTGTGGAGAAATGGCTAAATTCGGTAGAAAACCTATAGTAATAACTAAAGAGCAATTATTAAATGCTATGAAAATGACTAAGTCAAACATGGCATGTGCTCGTTATTTAGGTATTAGTTACATGCATTATAGTCGTTATGCCAAAAGTTATATTGATGAAGAAACAGGTAAAACATTATTTGACCTCCACAAAAACCAATCAGGTAAAGGTATTAGAAAGCATTTGGGGGGTAAAGATCCTGATTTAAAAGCTTTAATGGAGGGTGAGTTATATATTAAATCCTATAATTTAAATCGTTACAAAGATAGATTAATACAAGAAGGTTATATAGAAGAATGTTGTAATAGTTGTGGATTTAATGAACAACGAGTTAATGATTATAAATCACCACTTTTAATACATTTTAAAGATAAAAATAAAGAAAATTGGCGCATTGAAAATATAGAATTATTATGTTATAACTGCTATTTCCTATATATTGGCGATGTTTTTAATGAAAAACAAATAAAAAACATTGAAGAAGATGCACCAGTTAAGAAAGATGATACCGTAGATTGGGAAATGGATGAGAATATGTTGGAACATTTTCGTGAAATCGGGTTAGTTGATGAGGATGATGAAGAAGATTATGTAGTTAAATTATAATAAAAATGTTAATTCATTTAAGCGCTCCACAAGATAAAAGCAAATGGCCTGATATTTGGCATCAATGTTATGAATATTGGATACACTCCCCATATAAAATTAAATTATGGAATGATAAAGAAATAGATTTATTTCTTAAGAAAGATGACTTAGAATTTTTTAATTTAATAAATAAACTTCCTAAAATTTGTAAATTAGATTATTTTAGAGCTTTAGTTCTTGAAAAATATGGGGGAGCTTATTTTGATTTAGATATAGAAATACTTTTAGATTTTTTACCTTTAGTAGACCCTAAAAAAATATATATAATGGGGCATAGTCCTTTTCCATTAAAAAAAATGAAAGTACAAAATAGTCTAATTATTTCATCAATAGAGAATTCTTTATTTTTTCATCATTTAAAAAACTACTTTAAATATACTACAAAAAAATATTTTAACTTAACTAAAGAACCATACTCACATATAATCCCAGGATTAAACATTGGTGAAATAGCGGGTTCAATCGCACTTTCTAAATTTGTTAAAATATATGAAAAAAAATTTAGTTTTATAGAAATTTTAGATTATAAATACTTTAATTATAGCCATAATTCTATTAGATTTTGTATACATCATGGTACTCACAACTGGGAATTTAATGATTTTAAATAAAGTATTATATTTATGATTGGAATTCCTTCAAGTCAGACAGTTATCTTTTGTCTAACTAAAATCAAATCAACATGGATTTATTGAAAAAAATTGGCTCTTGGGCTAATGGACTAACAGAACTAGGTGTATCAGTTATTGCACTTGGTGTTGTACTTGAAGTATTATTTAAAGGTGCCACTATTCCTTTTTGGCCTGAAGTATCTGTAGTAGATAATATTATGGGTATTCTAGCTAATCTAAGTAATGAGGGGCTCCTCGGGCTTGTAGGTGCTTTTGTATTGTACCACATCCTTAAAAATAAAAACGTATAATCTCGTTTAGAGTTTTATAAAGGAAAGGGCGCGTAAGCGCCCTTTTTTTATATTTATCATTGAAGCGAGAAATATGTTAAAATTAACAGTTACATTAGTGTTAACGTTGTTATCGTCCTTTGCGTTTGGGCAGGAGACTATTCAAATTGGAGAGGTAAACAACAAAATCGAGCTAGGTCCATTTGCGGGTAGTAGGGACCTAGCATTCGGTGTTCAATCTATACTTGAGGAAGCAATACAAGATAAAGGATATAACTTATCCTATAATGCTGAAACTCAAATCCAAGTAGACTTATTATTTTTTGATGTACAAAAAACAAATGTACAAATAGCCGTTTATAGTAAAAATACAGACGAGTATCAAATTATAGCTCGTGCTACATTACTTAAAAATGGTAAAAAGAAAAAACAAGCAGTAGCTAAAGGTACTGCTAAAGAAGTATCCACAGCTACTCTTATCATAGATGAAGGTGGTCAGTTTTCTCAAACAAATGTTTCAACAGCGCTGAAGAAGGTTTGTATTGAATTAATTGACAAATTAAAACTATGAAAAGATTTATACTATTTTTATTATTACCATTTATTAGTCTAGCTCAAGATATGAAGTTAGACCACTCTTATATTAACCCTGCCGGTTTTGTAGTAGGAGATGTAATTACAGTAAAATTTAACACTTTAGATTGGAACAACTCTAACTCTACCCCAAGTTTAGTACAATATGACTTCCAATACAATAACAAACTATTAGAATTAGTTGACTATACTTGGAAAGTAAAGACAAATGGAACAAACTCAACAGCACAAACGGCTTGGAATGAATGGGTTGGATATTCCTTTTCTCCACATACAGGAACTACTGAAAATTTACTCTCCGATCAGTATGCTCAATGGACTATGGGAAATGCTTCTTATGGTGTTGATGCTGACTGGAATGTAGTTAGAGTTACTGTTCAAGATGGTCAAGCTATTACTCATGGTTTATCATTAATAGAAGTTAGATTTGAAATAAAAAATATAAATGCAACTACCTATACTGATTATTCTGAAACTACACGTTTAAATTGGGCTAGAGCACAAGATAATTCTACCAGCACTGACTATGATGTACACGGAATGTCAATGCATGTAAATTTAGGTAATGTATCTGTTCCTACAAATGGAGGTATAACGTTAAAAGTAAATGTTCCTCATACTAATAAAACAAATATGAAGTATAACATTTACCATAACACTCAGTTAGATGCAGCAAATGGGAATCCAAAACAAGGAGAAATCCCTCAATTTAGTGGTGCTTTTGATGCTAATGGAGAAGTAGTATTAAACAACCTATACCAAGATGAAGAATACTATGTAGATATTATAGCTGATAAAGGTACTAACCAGTGGTTAGATGATGTTATTACCGTAACTGATGTATATAAAGTATTCAAATACGCTAAAGGAGATAATTTAGATGGAACAACAAATGGTTGGGAATACTATATCCAAAAAACTGCAGCCGAAGTAACTAATGATAATAAAGTTGATTTTGCAGATTCATATGAATTACTTGCCCATATAAATGGATATGCATCAAGTGGTAATGTAACATCAGATACTAACGGTTCATTTAACTTTAGTGGACTTATAAGTACATTTGGGGATGAAAATAATTTCTTTAATAAAAAATTCACACCAACAGCTAATACAACAGTATTTGTTTTTGGACACGGTTTAAGAGGAGATGTTGATTTTTCACATTCAACTGAACCCACCTCAGCTAATGCCAAAAATAATAATTTTACAGCTAAATCAGTAGTAGGTACTTCTAAAGTAGTAGAACAAGCAAATTTAGATATAGCTTCATCCATTGTAGGGGATAAAGTAGAATTAGCCATCTCTACAGACAAAATAGGATTAGTTGGAACACAAATTACAATTAACTTTGACGATACAATATTAGAATTTGATAGCGTAGTATACGATACAGGAAATACTATGACTAACTTTTCAAGAGTAAATGGAAATAAACTATGGATTGGTTCTCTTGATTCAAACGGAACTACAGAAGTTAAAACTGGAACTCCTTATAAAGTAATATTCAAAACAAAACAAGCGATTCAAAATACAATTGGATTGATTAACTACAGAATAACAGAAGGAGTTAAAGCAAACGGAACTAAAGTTAAATTTAATATTCAGTAATTGAAAAAGTTAGTTACATTATTAGTTTTACTATTTACCACGATTGGGTTTAGTCAAACACTAACTACTCCTACATCACAAAATATTCCTGTTGGTGTAAATGGATTACCGATAAGTGGTTTTAGTTTGAGTGGATACGATGCTAATACAACTTATAAAGTATCTTTATCAATAACTGGTAATGCTAATACAACATTTAGTGTTGGTACAACAACTGGTCTAACAAGAGATTATGGGTACTATTCTTGGTTGAATATATCATCAGTTAACTTTACAGGTACTCCTGCTGATATAGAAAACGCATTAAACTCAATCAAATTAAATACTACTTCTGTTGTTGATGCCCTTATAAACCTTTCAGTTCTTATTTCATCACAACAATCAAATACCTATTATAATCCTGATAATGGGCATATGTACAAGTTTGTACCTGGTAGTATATCAGCTACCAATGCTCGTAATAATGCAAAAGCATCCTCATTTGAAGGAGAACCTGGCTACTTAGTTAATATAACTTCTACTGCAGAACAAGCATTTATAAATCAAAAAGTAAGTGCACAAAACGTTTGGATAGGTTTAACAGATACTGCTCAAGAAGGAGTATGGAAATGGATGGATGGACCTGAAGCAGGTCAAACATCAACTTATTTTAATTGGTGTAATTCAGAACCAAACAACTGGGGTAGTGGTGAAGATTATGTAGTAACAAAATGGTATGGTGATGGTTGTTGGAATGATTATGGTCCACCAGCAACATTGTCTACTTTTTCTATTGGTGGGTATATTATAGAGTATGGGACTTGGACAGACCCAACACAATCTACTTTTAACTCTACTCAACAAACACAAATCACATTTACTCAAAAAGAAATGTTATGGGTAGATTATACTTTTGATTTTGGTGCTAATATAGACCCAACTGATTTTAGTGGTAAAATGTATCACCAAATCTCAGAACAAGAATGGGGTACAAATAATACTACCAATCTTTCTCTAAACTTATTAGGTAAGGTCAATACCACCAATCAAATACAAGAAGAAACATTAGGTAAGAAAGCAACAACTGTTGGTGGTAATGTAGAGTGGTGTATCATTTATGATTATGATGCAAACTTAGGTGGACATAGGTTTTTGATTGATGAAAGAGAATTTGCTAATACAGGTGTAAATCCAGCAGATGTAAAACAAATACAATTATTTGATTTATATGATGGAGATGTAAGTGTTTATAATGTTAGTGGGTTTTGGAAACAATATATTTTACCTGGTGACCTTACATCACAAATATCAAATTCAAATTATAGTTCGTATTTAAGGAGACAGAATAATTGGTATGGAACTCGTGCTGAAGTTTCTTTTGCTAATTATACAGGATACAGACCACAATCATTTATTTTCAATTCACCAACTCAAACTGAAATAGAAACTTTAATAAGTAATGTAGTAACAGTTAGTGACGTAGTATTAGCCTTTAATGAACTAACGGGTGGTGGATTAAATGGAGGAACAGCTGGTAACTTAAACGGTTTACAATTAGGTAATGCTGATGTAAATGGAGATAACAACTTTGATTTTAACGATACTTACAAACTATTAGACTACTTAAATGGAGGTAATTTAGTTCAAGCTACTAATACGTTAGTTTACTTTATGAAAATAAAAAGTAAAGCTGATTGGGATACAACTACTACTTCAAATTGGACATCTAAATACAATGGTACAACGTTGATGG